TCAAAATGTTTTATATTATCCTCTTCAGATAAATGTATTTTAGTTTCATTCCTATCTTTTTGTTCTCCCAAATAAGTTTCAAATACTAATAAATTTAGTGATTGACAGAAATCAGAAAATAATTCCATTTTTTCAGGAATCATATTATTAACTCTGAAATAAATTTCCACTTCATCAGGTGGAATGGGCTTTGTTATGTAATTAAAAAAATTCTCCATAAGAATTAACTTATGGAGAAATTATAACACCTTTTTTAGAAATGTATATTATTGTGTTTTTTTACTATAAGAAAATAGATTTTTTATTCTATCAAATTCTTCATTAAGTTGGTGTGTTTTTTTAGCTTCTATAGTTTCTAATTTAATACTCAAACCTTTACCTACATCAGTCCCTGTTTTTTCATTATATACTGGTTGTGGTACTCTCTTATATGATTGGTCTTTCAATTTTTTAAGAGTATTTTTCTTTCTCATTTTATTAAATCTTTCATTAGTATCTGATTCTAAAGCATTACCACCAGGTGCATTTCCAGTCATAGAGTCACCTTTAAACAATTTTTCCATCCATTCTTCATTGTAATCAATTGCATCAGGAACTGGGAAGTTTTGACCGGCAATTTCATAATTGAAATCTTCTAAATCATCTGTCATTTTGAAAGCTTTCTTATCCATTTTACCCAATTCACCATTTCCTTTAGGGAATATTTTTGGATTCATATCATATTCACCTTTTGATCCATCTTTAAGATAGTCTTTCATTTTTTTATTTACCGATTTCAAATATTCATTATTTTCCTCACCTGACCCTTTGTGGGCTTTTTCGTAAGTAGTTAAGCCTTTTGGTTTACCAATTACTTTTAATTTAGTTTTTTGTTCTGAAACGATATTCTCAATTAATTCAACCATTTCATTTTCATTTAATTTGATATATGAACCAAAGTTATCCTTAATACGATATTCAATACTCTCGTTTACATCATAATCTGAAGTGTCAGTATAAGATTTACCATCAATTGTAAACTTATCCCCTTTACGAGCTTTTGCTAACATACCAGTAAATTTATTACCTTCCTCAACTTCTTCATCTACTTCGGCTTTTCCTTTACCCTTCCATCCTTGCTTAGCCCTTTTAGCAAAATAAAGTTCACTCATTTTTTCTCTATTTTTTTGAGGAACTTTTTTTCCATCTTCTTTATATTTCTCGTTTTGTTTTTTTAACTTCTTAATAGCTGAATTAATTTCTTCAATTGTCATATCAGCATATTCACCAGTTTTTTCAACTTCAACATCACCTTTCCATTTTTCAGAAATTTCTTCTTTTCTTAACATAGCAAAATCTTCAGAATCTATTTTTCCGTTTTTATTTTTATCCAACTTATGTTGTTTACCATATAATTTTTCTTTAATTTCCATACCCATCATTTCTTTACGGTCATTACATATTTTAATATCTTCATCTGTATTTGATTTACAATGTCTAGCTAAAATTTCTTCATCTGAAGGTAATTCATCTTCATCTTGTTCTTCTACATAATCGAATTCATTTTCGTCATCAATATCATCAACATCATATATTCCTTCGTCCATTCTTTTGTAACCACATTCATTACATTCCCCTTCACTTATATTACCTGAACCACATTGTTCACACATTTGACCTTCATTAATTGGTTCGATGTCGTCATCTTCTCTTGTAAAAAAGTCTAAATCTTCATCATCGCCATATAATTCATCATCCAAATTAATATCTCTAGTGTTTAAACGATATTCAAATTCATCCTCAGTTGTTGAATCTAAATCATAATCTTTTTCAAATTCGTATGGTCTAAATCTCATTTTTTTGAACTCATCTTTGTCATAATCTCTACCACCTCTATCTAATTTAATTTCAGGAGAATCAAATCCTTCTTCCATTTCAGCCTTTTTGATTTTATCCATTAATTTATCAGCCTTTTCATCTAAGGTTTCGTTCAAGGTTTTTCTTAAAATATTTTTTAAATATTGTTCTGAATTTTTCATTTTTTGTTTTTTAATATAAATATCTTTATTTGTTTTTGAAATAATCTTTTTTCAGAATATCTTTAATCACTGTCTCACTAATGTTATGTTTTTTACTCAAAGACTTAATGATTTTATTCATTTTTTCCTCGTTTGTTATATTTAAAGCATTGATATCACCTTGATTACAATAAGGAAATTTTTTACATTTTTTCTTAACTTGAACAAAACTACCACCAGGTATTTGTGTTTTACTCTTACCTCTCCAATCTTTCTTTTTTGTTGATTTGGCCCAAGCCGCAGTAGTAACATAAGAACCTGCTGAAGCTGAGCTTGTAGCTTCCTTAGTTTCTACCTTTTTTAAATTATCTGATTTCTTCTTCCCAGCACAATGTGCTCTTTGACTAAACCCTTTTGGATTATCACAATCAATAGAATCTTTATATTTTTGACTCCACTTTTCTTTCATTTCTCCCGATAATGCTGGTGTGAATCCACCAGCTGCACCAGCCGATGTTGCTTCTTTATTTTCACTTTTACCCATACTATATATTTTACCAATAGGGGTAGTCATTCCTTGATTTTTGGATAAATTTTTAATCATATCTGATTTTTTTAATTTTTTTTTAATAATTGTTTGTTCAGATTGTTCAAGAGTTGACATAACACTATTCATTGATTTTATAAATTCCCCAGTATCAACTGAAGAACCCATTTCAGAACCAATCATACTATTCACCTTTTTAGCTAAATCAGTATTTAAACTCATATTTAAGAAACTTTAGTTAATTTTCTATTACCTAATACTTTTGCCCACTTTGATTTAAATTTTTCATAGTAAGATTTAAGTTTTTGTATGAAATCTAAAAATTCATCATCAGCATTAATCATATCACCTTTTATATAAATTCCATTCTCTTCACCAATGATATATATAAAATCTATATTAAACTCTAGTAATTTCCCAGACCATTCAACAGTATTGTGATATACATTCAATTGGTTAAATTCCACTAAGTCTGAAACTTCAGCAATAAATTCATTCATTGTTTCTTGGAATGCCACTTTTTCATCAGTAGTTAATTCTAATTCTGATTGTTTCTTACCGTGAAGAACTAAGATCCCTCCAGATATTCTGAATGCTTGTTTTTTATCCTTTCCACTTTTTTTATATTTTAGTTCATCGGATTCTATTTCGTCTTCAATTGCAGAACCTACATCAATTTTTTTAGTAATATTTCCTGATGTTGATACAATTTCTTGTTCTGAAATGATATTATATTGTTTTTTTATTTCAATGGATTCAATAAGTTGGTTATCAGACATTAACATATTTTTTGTTGCCTTTAATAACTTTTTAATTTCATCATGTTTGTTCATCATAAGTTTAACATTTTTTCTAAAGTATCGAAATTGAATGATGGATTTACGTCCGTAAAATTAGAGTCCAAATTACTTCTAGTTATTATACCTTCAAATCTTTGAATTCCACTTATCTTTGTATTATGTCCAATAACTTCTTTTTTTATATTCATTTTATTTGAAATTTCTTTACATAAAAAAATTAAACTAGTCATTTGTTTTTCAGTATAAGAATCCCAAAAAAAATAATCTCGCCATTTTCTTTCAAATGGTTTTCCTTTATAAATATCACCTATCCAATTAATGTAGTGGTCTTGAAGTGGTTGTTTTTCTAACCATCCAAGATTTTCTAAACTCACAATTATTGCATTTCTATTGATGTTAGTTTCACTGAAATAATTCGTGTGTTCTATGTTTTCTAAAAGTTGTAAAATTTTACCTTCTTTAGTTATTACATAGTTTGGTATTCTATTAAATTTTCCATTATATCTATAACGAAGAGAAGCCAAATAACTCTCAACATTTCTACTAGTATGTGTGAGAATTATTTGACTCTTCTTTTTTTGTTTACCTAATGGTTTAAAGTCTCCGTATTTTATTATGTCCATTATATTCTATCTATGGAAACATTTGGTTTTGTGTATGTCAGTTTAGTAGGACGTGTTGGTTTTGGTGTTTCAACTATTGGAGTTTCTGTTACCTCTTTTTTTTCTTCATTATTTGATATCTCTACTTCATCAACCCAAAACTTTTCAATTTCATCATCAGTAATAGGTTCTATCGGTTCAGGTAAAACAATTTCCTTATCTTCTACTTTTGGTTCTTCAACTTCTTTTTTCTTTCTACCCCTCTTTGTTTTAGGTTTTTCAACTTCCTCTTCTTTTTCCAAAGTTTCCAAATCCATTAATGATACGATTTCCAAATCTCTATCGTTCTCAAAATTAGGTTTTTTTGGTTCTTCATATTTTACAAAGAAGTGTAGAGATGTCAATGATATTACAGGTAATAAACCCCCACCTAATATTGCCAACCATCTTTTATGTGCAATAATATCTGTTGGTTCAGTTCCAAACATCTCAAAGATTGGTGAAGTTAATTCAACCCACGCTTTGAATAAATCTCCTGTTGGGTCAATCTCTTTATATGAATAGAATATATTTCCCACCATTTGAACGAATGTTACCAATCCAAACATAAACCACACTCCACCTTTAATTCTTTGTGTGGCGGCAATGAGGGCTGTAATAGCACCAATCTCAATTGCAATTGATAGATAGATTGCCCAACTAATTGGGTTTGTGATATCATACCACGCAACAACGTGAGAGATTGAAATTCCCGCAACCAAAAAGATGGGTACAAGGAACATTGAACGGATGGGATTATCTTTAATCCAAGTTAGTAAGTTATTCATCTATTGTTTTTCTAATTGTTGAATTTCTTTGTCAATTTCAGCTTGTCTATTAACATCAAGAATTTTTCTGTCTGTTGATTGAATCATTCTTTTTTCAACTTTCAATCCCTCAACTTTGATTTCTTTTTGGAGTTCTTGTTTCAATACTTTGATTTCAGTTTTCAAACTATCAAATTCACCCATTACCTTCTTTTCAAATCTTTTTTTACTCATACTACCAGTACAAGTATTTAACACGACCAATAATAATACAATCAACAGTCCGTGTTTTTGAATAAACTTTCCGATTTTGTCCATCATCTTTTATTTTATAAATATTATTTAATTGTTTATTACATCCACTCAAACAAATCACCTGATAAGTTTCTCAACTTTCTCAATGATTTTTCTTTGATTTGACGAACTCTTTCCTTGGTAAGATTAAAGTCACCACCAATGTCTTCCAATGTTCTTGGCGAACCTGACAATCCGAAATAATCTTCAACAATTGCTCGTTCCCTATCATCCAAACAAGTTAATAGTCCTAACAACTTGGTTTTAAGAATATCCTTCGTGTTAAAGGATTCATCAGGCATGTCTGCCTCATCATTTTTTAATACATCAAATAATGTATCACCTTCTTCATTGATATCCATATCCAAATCAATCATAGATGGAAGATTAGCAAACTTACTTTCCAATTCACCACCTTTCGCATCAATTTCTTTTTTTGCTCTATGTAAATCTTGAACAACATTCACTGGGAGACGAATGGTTCTTGCATTGTCATTCAAACTTTGAAGAATAGATTGTTTAACCCACCATACAGCATAGGAAATAAATCTTAAATCTTTGTTCCAATCAAAGTTCTTGATAGCTTTCATCAATCCCAAATTACCCTCAGCAATAAGATCGGATAAATCTAATCCTTGATTTTGATATTGTTTGGCCACAGTAATAACGAATCTTAGATTACCCTCCAATAATTCTTTATTTACTTGTTCCACTTGTTTAGGGGTTAGTTCACCTGACTTCATTAAAACTGCAAGTTCTTTCTCCCTTTCAGGAGTCATAACTCTTTTCTTTCTAATATCCTTAAGATATTGTTGAATTTCTTCTTGATTGATTGGCATACCTGTGTTTTTCTCTTTCATATTAGTTTGAATATTGTTTTAATAAATCTTTTTCAATCTTAGTTAAGGAGGACATCCCCTTTTCATTTATCTTGTCTAAAATGTCATCCAAAGATGGGGATTTCTTTTCTACTTCCATAGATTTTTTGACAATTTTTTGGATTTCATCTTCATCCTCATCATCTTCATCAATGTCATCAAAAATATTTGTTCCACCAAACATTTGGTCTTGTAACATTTCTTGTTCTTCTTTTGAGTACTCTTCATTTGACTTACAAATATCCGTACCAAATAGATGTTTTTCAAATTGTTTTTCAAACCAATATGACATTTTGTCAGTTTTTATTGGTACTAAGATGTGTGTAATTGATAAGTCACCTAAGATTGTGTCAAAGAATGACTTTACCGTTTCAAACTTTGTTTTTGTTTCAAAGGTGTAAATTACAGCTTGAGGACCGTAGTGGTATTTAACACCATTCACCTTTGTAAGTTGGCTAATCTCCATTGCAACTGATTGAGCAAATAAATCTTGATTTTCATGTGCTATAAAAACTGTCAGTAAGTATTTCATATTCTATTGGGATTTTTTGTTGAGTACAAAGATATAACCATTTTTCAATAAAACAAAAAAACCCACCTTTTTTTTTCGGTGAGTTTAATCTTTTTATTGTGTTACACTACTGATGTTATTCTCTTTGGTGATTTTCACAATATTGTCAGCCCAATTACTAACCAGTGGATTGTGAGTGATAACGAATATCTTTTCAAAATAATTCTTTATTTTAGTAAAAAACTCACCAACCATTTCAAGATTTTCATTTGATATCTTTCCAAACACTTCGTCCATCACCACTATATTAGGTTTCGGTAAAGAACATATTTTTGTTAACACAGCTCTCAATGCCAATGATGCGATAGTCCTTTCATATCCTGACCCAGATGACATTAATTTTTCAACCTGAGTATTGTTATCAATCATCAAAAATTCAACCTCATTCTTATCATTAATGTTAATCTCCAATCTGAAATGACAACTATCTTCCAACAATCTCTGTAATTCATTATTCAACATCGGAATCATTGTTTTCATAATCATTTTTGATACACCATTCTTTCCGAAGATTTCCAAATATACCTTGTAGATTTTTTCCTTTTCAGATTCTATTTTGATTTTCTCAATCATTTGGATATTCTGTTCAATCTTCTCCTTCAAACTTTCAATTTGATAATTGTTTGAATCAATTATTCTTTGAACTGAACTTTTCTCTCTATCTAACTCATCAATTCTGAGGTTGGCTTTAATAAGTTGGGTTTCAATTTTGTTATTGGTGGATATCTTATCCTGTAACGAATTGAACTTTTCCAACTTATCTTCCAAACCCTTGATTTTTAATTCATAACCCTCAATTGTCAACTCGTACTTTTCTTTAATAAGTTTGTTCTTTTCATACTCATCAAATTCTTTTTTCAATAGAACATATTTGGCTTCTCTAATTAATAAATCATTCATTAACCCCTCATATTCACTCTTTTGACTGATATGTCCTTCAAGTTCGGATATTTTGTTTTGGGTTATTGCTGCGGTTATTAATTCAATTCCACAATGTTCACATTTGATTCCCCCATTAACAGAAGATTTTAGGTCTTCAATAGATTTAATTGTTTGTTCCAATTGAACAATCTTTTTGTAATACAACTTGTGTTCATCTTTTAACCAGTCGTGTTCTTGTTCCGAGTAAAACTCTGTGGGTTCAACCACTTTAAGTTCTTTTAATTGTCTTTCAACACTTTGTCTTTGGGTTTTTAATCCAATGATTTCCGATTCAACCGATGCTGTATTAAGATTGGCAATCTCGACATCAATGTCCGTATGTTTTGATTTCAACAAGTTATCTCTATATTCTTGTCCTTTGATAATTCTATTTTGAACATCAATTAGATTTTCTTGTTGTTTTCTATTATCCAGTTCAAGGTCAATAATTCTTGCTTTGTAACTATCATTATCAGTTTTTAACTTTTCACTTGAATAAACATTTGATAACATTGATTTGGAAAACTCCGAATAGATTTCTTTTGCGGTATCTTCTTTCTTTTTCAAGAAATCCAATCCCATAAATCTGGATAATACTTGTCCCCTTGCCGTTGGTTTGGAATCAATTAATTCTTCCAAATTGGTTGCGGTTGTCAAGATTGTCATTAAGAAATCATCTTTTGAACCAATGGAGGTTTTGATAAACTTTTCAGTTTCTCTCCTTTGTTCACCAGTGAAGTTCTGTAATGACCCATCACTTAGTTTCTTAAAGAAATCCAATTCAGTTTTCACATTCCATTCACCATCTTTTTTCTTCTTTCTTTCTATGTTTCTAACTATTACATATTCATCACCATCAATGATGATTTCACCTTTGACATAAACCTTATCTTTATTAGAGAATCGGTTAAATATCTCTTCAGCTTTTGATGTCTTTGTTGTTTCATTGAAGAATAAGAATAGAAGTAAATCCACAGTCAATACTGTCTTTCCTCCAAAATTTGGTGGATTGGATTCCACAACAGATATTCCATTACATTTCTCAAAATCTAACTTTTGATTTTCACCATACGATAAGAAATTGGAAAACTCAATGTTTTTGATATACCATCTTTTGAATGGGGTGATTTCACTATCTTCTAGTAAAATCTTGTTATCTACAACATTATCTAATTTAACAATCTCTTCTGTGATATTAGTTAAACCTTTGTTTTCCAAATATGACTTAACAAGTTCGTACTGATAGTTCTTATCAAGAATGTTAAATGATACATCAACATTTTGATTTACAACATCAATGGATTTAGTTTTGGTTATTACATTAACATTCGTTGTGTTATATTTCTTTTGAAAATAATGTCTTACACTCTTTATCTTCTCTTGAGTAAAGTTTTCAGCAAAATCTTCCCATATAACCTGAATGTATGGGTTATCAAACTTGTTAAAATCAATATCTTTAATCATAAAATTGTAATTGAAATTTGGTGGTGGATTGAATAAATCCATTTTCTATTCTTCGGTTGTGGGTTGTTCTAATTCACTTGGGTCAACAATTGAGAAACCTAAATCTTGTCCACCTAAACTAATTTTAAGGTCGTTTTCAAGTTGTTCGTTTTCTTTAAGTTTTGCTTGATATTCCTTCAATTTTTGTTCCAAAAGTTGTGTGTATTGTTTTTGGAATTCTTTCTTTTCTGCAGCAATTCTTTCGTTTCTCTTTGCTACTTTTTTGCGGTGTTCTTTTTCTTTCTTACCCATTTGTTGTATTGATAATTTGTTTGGTTAATGAATGTGTTTTGAATGTTTTGATAATTGCATCAATCTTTTGGTCAACCACGTAAAACTCATTGTAATTCACCGTTGTTATCTCTGTTCCTTCTTCTCTTGGTGAAATTGATACAATAGTTTTTGGATTGATATAGATTGGCTTATCCTTGATTGTAAATTGTACTAATATCATATCTTTTTTATTGAAATGTATGAAATCAACCTTGGATTGTCAAATGGTGAAATTTATATTTCGCCAAATGTGGTTGAATTTATGAGTTTTGGCGAAGTTGAACATAACTTTACTTTATTATTTTTATTTCAGCTTCAGTTTCAATAACCACCCTTGCACCACAAGCTAATATTGGTTTTGCATCACAACCTTCACCACCATATATAACTTTACTCGGACCTAATATTTCAACTTCATTACAATAAGTGTTTTTTCTTCCTTGTTTGATTGAGATAACAGGTAAATCCGTTCCTTTTGTTTTATTGGAACGGACATTATGTTGGTTGACGTGGATGTAGGTTTTCATCTAATAAGGTTTTTTATTAATTAACCGATTATTTGTGTTGTAGATGTTTAACACATTCATCTGTATCAACTTTTCTTGCAATAAAGTCACGAACAAATAACCTCATTCCAAGTGTGTCTTCATATTGCAATACATCTAGTACTTCATAATAGTTCTCAACAAATATCCTATTTTCATATGAGAAACTATAATTTACTATTTCTTTTGCTTTTACAATTCTTTTTTCTAAATCGGAGATAGGATTACTACTATCAACATTTATCCTACAAAAAAATCGTTTAAGTATATTAAATAATTTTTTCATATTATTTAAGTTTAAGTAATCTATCCATAACATCCTTTGGAGTATGTCCATCAAAAGGATATTTTGCCTTTTCATATGATGGTATATTGAATAATTCCCAATCTTGTGCTTGATAGTGATTACTAATTTGTCCAGTAGGTAATACCGCTACTACTATAAACCATCCTCCACCACCACATAATTCACCATCATTATATCTCCAACTTTTGTGAACATCATACTTTGGTAAATTAACTGGTTGGTTATCTTCACTTGCCCATTTTGGATTTCTTACTTGTTGTGTTCCCCATTCATTGAAAAGAGCAACATTATATGCCTTTCTAAACTCGTATAGTTCCTTGAATGTGTGATATCCATCTGAAGTATCTTCTGTGATGATAGATTGTGTTTTTTCCATTACTTTGGCTTGTTCAGATAAGTCATCTAACATTCCTTGAGTAATCCTAATATCACCCATTCCTAAATGGTAATTTTTATTGTGAGAGAGTTTTCGTAACTCATTAACTAACCATTCTACTGGTGTTTGTTTCATATTATTTCAGTATTAATAAGGTTTTTTATAGTATTCCCAAACTTCATCTAATTGAGAGGGGTCTTTACACCACATAATCCAATCATCCTTTTCAATTTCTTCTTCTAATACATCAATGTAAAATGTCTTTGGTATGAATGGAAATCCTTTTATTTCTAAACTACTACCGATTCTATTTACACAATTAATAGCATCTTCTCTTGTAAGATATAATGGGCCTGTCCAAGTTAATCCATTAGGAGTTCTTTTAACAATTGCATTTATGTAATGAACACTACCATCACTATACTTGAATAAAGCACTTTCTCTTTTGTTTTGATAATAAGGGTCATCACTATAATCCCTTATATCACCCCACTCTTCATCTTTCCCTGTGATTGGTAATAGAGGTTTGTAGTCAGCTAATGTTGTAAATAACCCATTTACCATTGCTGCTGACATACCTGAATGTCCTTGTTTTGCAAATACTTCAATAAGTTCCATAACAGCTTCACCTAAAGCTCCACCATAATCTGAATCTTCATCAAAATATCCAGCCATTTGTAATTCTAATTTTGCGTAATCTACTAGTCCCATTTGTTTTTATATTGTTGAAGTTGAATAATATTGTCCCCCAAGTGTACATCCACAAACTCCATCACCACCATTAATTGGATTACAACTACAATTAATGTAATATGGATTTTCAAATGTTTTATAGTTGAACTTGTTGTTTAGAAATTTAGGTTCTGGTTGATCCAATTCGTATAATGTAATCAACGCCATAATTTCACTATATATTTCTTCTTTGTCATCTGTCTTATCAAAGACATTTTGTATCAGTTTTTTTAATGTTTCTGTTTTCATATTAATAAAATTTTAATTCGGGATATTCAACAATTCTAATATGTTTTTTATTAACTATATAATAATCATCCAATACAACATTCAATAAATCTTCTTTTGTACTTCCAGCGTAATACTCAATACCACTACCATACCCAAAATCTATTCTACGTGTAATATCTTTCCAACCAAATAAAGTTTTTCTTTGGATAGTGTATCTATCACGATTTGGATAATAGATAAATCTAATTTTGATTGTTTTCATATTATTAATTTGATAAAGGAAATTTAATCTTTGTATCTGTAATTGTCAAATTTTGGGGATTTTAATCTATTTTTCATAGTAGAAATAGGTATTCCTATTTTTCTTGCCGCAAAACTTAAACTTTCATATTCTATATCATCAACAATAACTTTCCTCATATTACTAGGTTTATTCCCCTTTAATGTTTCAGATATTTTTCGTTTATGTTCTTCACTTTTTGGTTTAGAATTAATTTTACTCAAAATTTCTCTAACTTCTTTAGTATGTGTTTTTCCTTTGAAGGGGTTATTTTTTTTCATCCATTCAGAATGTGTTGGATTGGGTATTCCTTTTTTACCTGTTGATTTCCCTTTTAATGGACTAACTTTACCTTTATTTGGATTAACCCAATTAGAATCATCTCTTTTTTTTAATTTAACAACTTTTGTTCCTTTTTTTTTGTTAAATTTTTCCATTTTCATTTTTTCACTATGGATTTTAGCAATCTCATGTTTTTTTGGATTATTTGAGATTGTATCTCCACCATCACCACCCAAAGAAATATTGTAACCCTCATTAATCGCATTTAATTTTTCAATCCAATATTTTTCCCTTTCGTTTAATTGCTCTTTTGTTTCACAAATTTCTAATATTTCCTTTTTGAAGTTTTCTTTTCCATATTTTTTGATTGCTAACTTCATTTTTTTTCCAGACCCATAATAGTTTGGGTTATTATGAGTATCTTTACCGATATAAAATTTTTGATTTATTAAATTTGTTGTTCTGTAGATTATCATATGGTTTTACCTCCTTACCATATAAATATCTAAATATATCAGAAAAACCTTATATCGCTAACTCTAATTTTGAATTAATTTTAGTTATACCACTCATATTGTGAATCTTAAAGTCATCTATTGTATAATCATAGAAGTTTTTATCAGTTAACAATTCAATAAATGGATAATTGTCTTTGGATGGTTCTTTATTTATCAACTCAGTAACAACATCAAAGTGTCTATCATATATGTGGAGATTTTGAACCAAGTGACAAAACTTACCAACTTCAAAACCACAATGTTTTGCAACCATCATTTGTAAGGCAACATATTGGATTTTATTTATGTAGCCAGCAACCAAGTAGTCATTTGATCTCTGGATTAAAGTTAAATCCAAACATAATTTGTCATCAACTTTTCTTACCGACCAAATAGTTTCATAAGCACAAGGATATAACCCTTTTGTTTCGTTCAAATCAGTATATTGGTACATATTCATAATATGTCTTCTACTGAATGGGTCTTTCATTAATCCACCCAACAATCCATCCATTAAAGCATATTTACCAATTGTTGACCCATATCTTCTACCAATTGTGTCATCACCAATATTCCATTCATCCCACCAATTAATACCCATCTCACGAGCAACTTGTAATGACGAAGTTTGTTTTTGGTAAATCCATAATATTTCTTTAATCCCAGTTTTAATTGCCGTTGGTCTTAGTGTAGTTATTGGAAATTCACCTTTTGAAATATCATATTCTTCCCAAACTTGGGTTATGAATTTGGAATGTGCTGGTGTTCCATCTTTATATTTTGGCCTAGGATTCTCATCCCAAGAACCCTCTGACATAATTTTGGATATATTTTGGATATAGTATTTATCAGCCTTATTCATAACTTTATTTTTCATCGGGGTTTAATAATCCTTTACCATATTTCTCAAATCTTTCATTGTATCTAATTTTAATTCGTTCCGAGATTGGTATTGGATATCCTTCTTCATCTATTCTAACAAACTTTATATTAGTTGAAACCACAACCTCTTGTTTACCAGTATAAACATTGTGTTTTCTGACTTCAACATATAAAGTAATCGATGAATTGCCAAATTCTTTTACAGTTCCATATATTTTGATGATTGTTCCAGCTTTAACTGGATTCTTGAAAACCAATTCATCAATTTTAACTGTAACCATTCTAGGTGTGTCGCAAATTTGAGCAGCATAAGCACCAGCACTTTGGTCAATCAATCCAAGTATTGTTCCACCAAATATATTATCGTGAACACCAGTGTCCGATAATTTACAAATATAAGTTGTTATTAATTCCATTATAGTTTTATTGAAATATATGTTCCTTTATACCACCCAAACACTTCATCTTGGAATATTGTTACCATATTGAAATCATCCATTTCAATCTCAATTTCCAAAAACTCACTTTCATTTGGGAATCTTACTAATCTTTTCTCTTTCATAATTTAACTTTTGTTTACGAATCCTTATAGTTGGGTCTTTTAAGTGATTGAATAATAATCTGTTATAGCGACTTACGTATATATTCTAGTTAAGTGCAAACACTACATTTGTGTGTCTAATAAACTTTGTGGGTTAAATCCATAATTTTTAAAAATTTCTTCAACCCTCTTTTTGCCTTTTTCAAAGTCATTTGGATTTTTCTCTATAATGATAAAATCCCTATTTGTATTTAAACACGCCTCTGCAAGAGTTCCACTACCACTAAATAAATCCAAACATATTTCACCTTCTTTTGATGAATTAGTTATTAATTTCTCAATAAAATTTAATGGTTTCTGTGATATATGTATTTTACCATTTTTTAGTGTTGGTGTTTCTACAAATTCATAATCCCTACTTGTCATATCATTTATTGGAAATGCTCTACCTTTTCGGAAAAACAAAACAAATTCCGTATATTTCAAATACCACCTATTTGGCATTTTAGTGTCTTTAATCATAGAAATTATGTTGTGTAATTTAAATCCACATTCTTTTGCCACATCTAAATATTCGTGTAAACTATTGATATTTGTAAAAACATAAAAATGTGCGTCATCTCTTAATTTATCAAAACATAGGTTCATCCACTCTTTTGTATTTGGTAATTCCCCATCAAATAAATTTTCACCCATTCCACTTTTCATATAATTTGGTCTACAAGAATTTCCTTGTTTTGTCATTTTATATGGTGGGTCAGTTACAATTAAATCAACACTACCATTTGGTATATATTTCATTTTATCTAAACTATCACCTTGTATTATTTTACTTTTTTCAAAAGTATATTTACCATCCCACATTTTTAAAAATTATTAGTTTCGTTCATTTAATTAAGTCCATCTGTAATTCACCGTGCCTATACATAACAAATGATAAACAACATTAAAAGGATGTTAATATTTCCATACAAAGTTGTTCCGGTATCTTACTTCTTTCATAACTTCCCTTTCTACCTTGTGTTCCTGTTTTACTGCCCCTTGGTGCTGGTTGGTGATGACATTCTTTATTACCATTGTGACATATCGGTCTTGGAATCCAAGTTGTGCTATTTGTCCATATATCGGTGGGTTTTGCTCTTTCATCCCCATACTTACAATACCATATTGTATGTCTTGTAAACTCTTGCATCCAAGGCATCTTTCTTAACATACCCCTTGGATTCTCAATAAAGAACACCATATTTGGATTAATGTTTAACCATTCTTTTATCAAAGATATAAAATGTTGATTAACTCCATCACATTTGATGGCATATTCACTCTTTGGTTCAGTTCCATTTCTGTGGTGTGATATTGCCGCAATGGTATATGTTGTACAATCTGGTGAAGCCCAAACAACATCAGGAACAAAAGGTACATCTTCCATTGTTAATTGTCCAATATCTTTTGATAAATTAATACCCTCATATTGTTCCCAATCAACTGAAAATACTTCCATTCCAAGTGATTCAGCAGCTTTACCAATAGAACGACTACCAGCAAATAATTCTAATACTTTTTTCATTTGGGTCTATTCTCTTCAAAATATTCAACAATAGCATTAATTGCCCATACTGCACCTGACGCCATTAATCCATCAAAAAACCAAGATGTGTATATTGGCATTCCAAATAAATGACTATTGGGTGACCAAATTACCAAACCAATGAAAAATCCGATCCAAACTGAGCAGCACATTACACAAGACAGAATCCCATCTATAAAATTGAATAAGAAGTTAAGTGGAAAATATGGGTTATTCCCCCAATTTTTAATAGTATCTCTCAATCCCTGAAAAATACTTCCATAAACCATAATGTTTGTGAACCCATAGGCCATAACAAACCAAGCAATTAATGTCATCATAAAAAATTATTATTTTTGATAGTTTATTTCCCAAGACCAATCCCCTTTCAATTTCCCATTGTTTTTAAGTTCTTCACTTTCATTTGATGTTAGAACTTTAATATACTCCACTGGAGCTCCATCTTCGTGTGATAAAAGTTGTGGTGCGATAATTCCTTGTTTGTATAGCCAACTTGCTATTCTAAATCCAATTTTTACTAAAATGTTTTTCATAAAAAATTATTATTTTGTTTTATAGTGTTAATACCCTCTTCAAGAGTATAACAAATTTTCTTCAATTCTTCAATACTGAAATCTGTTAAATTAAACCACTCCCTCTCAATATTATATTGTTTGAATCTAAAATGTAAGGCCTTTTCTAATTTGGTGGGATGTTTGGACTCAAATTCAAGGATAATACTTAAATTGGGTGAATTCAATTCTTTCACCCTCTTTTGTACATCCCTATTTGTATATCCGATTTTGACTTGATTGGAATTATCTTTGATAAAGTAAATAAACCCCACTATCTTTTTTTTAATTAAAATAGTGGGGTTCTGTAAAAATTAAATGTTAAATTATTTACTTGTTTTCCATAATGGTTTTTGCGAGTAAGTCATAGTATAAATCACCAATTTCTGTATCTTCCATTTCCTTAACTTCATCAAAACCTAAAGCATATAATAAATTACTGATATCATAGTAATAGAAGGGGATATCTAATACACTAGGTAATCCTCGTAACCATTCAATTATAGCTTCCTTTTCTCCCATTCTTTTGATAGCCCAGCCATATTCATCTTCAAATACATCATATAACTGACTAATTTTTCTGTTTGGATTAACTCTGATATCATATCCCTCAAAATCAATTCTATCTTCCAAAAACTCTTTTAATTAACTTTTCCATATTTTTTTACAATAAATATTACAGATTTTTAGATAGGTTAGAACCTTTCATATAAACCCAATTATCCTTTTTAAAGAAATTAATTATTTTTTTTTACAATTCAAAATTTTTAATTATGTTTACATTAAATAAAAATAAGTAATATGATATCAATAGAACAAATAAGTAAAACTAAAACTTTTGAAAGTATAAAAACTGTAAAAACTCAATTAGATTATTATGTTGAAAACAATGCACATCCAGACATACTAAAAATCGTTTCTCTTAGTAATAAATCGTTTGGGGAAAAAATACAAAGAATTATTAAGGAATGTTTATCCCTTGATAAGCCAACTAATACAGGTCACGATTTACGTCAAATATTATCAGGTAAAAACTTTGAAGTTAAATCTTCAAGATTTTGGGTCACTAATGGTGATTGGAAATGGCAACATATAATGGAGGATCACGAATATGATTATCTACTATTCTGTGGTGTTAATTTCAATAGTATTGATGTGTTCATCATAAGTAAATCAGACTTACTTAATTTGAAGTCTAAGGGATTGGTCACACAACAAGGTGGTGCCGAAGGACAAGGACTTTGGTGTAATTATAAAAACATAAAAAACTATTTAACACCAATTAGAAATGTTGAAGATTTAAATAACTTTGTGAGTTAACTCACAAAGTTATTTAAAATATATCTTGAAATTTATTTACAGCCCCATTTGCTAGTTTTAAATAATCCTCATTTATTTCAAACCCAATAAAATCTAAACCCAATTTTTTAGAAACAACACCTTCAGAACCTGAACCTCCAAATGGGATAACTACTTTACAACCATCAGTTTTAGCTGAAAGTAATAATTTTTGAGTCAATTTTGAAGGTTTTTGTGTTGGGTGTTTAAGACATTTTTCAATGTCAAAGTTTTTTATTTCCGTACCAGGATAGACTTCACCATCATATAAAAAATATCTCTCTTTACCTGCACCACCTGCTAAAGTAGAAACATCAGTAAAAACATCTCTTGGGAGTGCTCCATTTTCATGTGCTGTATATGTAGTTTCTTCTTTACCCCCAAATCTTGCAGTGTTACTTTTTTTTCTTGTTTTACCTGCCGAGTTTTTAAGGAAAGTTTCAGTGTAAGGAATTCTAATTTCATCTCTATTGAATACGGGTTTCTCTTTCCAACAATAAAGAATACTTTCGTGACTTCTTTGCCATCCATTATAACTTGGAACTGTTTTGTTGGTATAGTGCCAAATTAACCATCTTTTATCTAAATTAATCCTAACTGACAAATGAGCTAAGATTTCACTGAAACCATAGATAAACAGTGACCCAGATGGTTTTAAAATTCTAATACTTTCATTTATCCACTCATCACACCATTGTAAGTAGGTGTTTAACTCTAAATTGTCTTTACAAAGTCCAAAATCCTTACCAATGTTATATGGTGGATCTGACAATACAATATCAACGGAATTTGATTCAATTTTTTTTAATCCTTCAACAACATCAATTAAATGAAATTTGTTCCAATCAGTATTTGTATACATTATTTTATTTATAAATTTTGAGATAAATTAGAACCCTTCATATAAACAGCACCAGTATTTGATACCAATTTTTCAAGTTGTTCTATTTTATTATTAAGTTCAGTTATAGTTTTGTCTTTATCTCCCATTTCCCTTCTTAACTTCATCAAAGTGTCTTGTAACATTCCCATCTTTTCATTTGGTTTTTCAACCTCTTTAATTACCTCAACTTCTTTAATAATTTCTTTAACTACTTCAATTGGAACTTCGACAATTTTTTCGACTATCTTCTCAACTTCAATGGGTACTTGGATAATTTTTTCCACTATAATCTCATTTTGAGAAATATTTTTAGATTCAATTGGTACTTCCTTAGTTACCTCAACAATCTTCTCAACCTCTTTAATAACCTCAACTGGTACTTCAATAGTTTTTTCAACTATCTTCTCAATTGGGATTTCTTTCTCGACAACGACAATTTTTTCAACCTCTTTAATAACTTCGATGGGGACTTCTCTAATCGTTTCCTTTTCAATATATTTGATAACCTCAATCGGAACTTCTTTTTCGATGTATTCAACAACTCTTTCATTATTTTCACCTAATAAACCATATTTTTTAATATCAAACCCTTGTTTGAAACATTGTTGAAAAAACTTATCAACATCCTCAATATCATTCAACTTACAATAATCAGTTAAATCTTTTTGATTTTGTTTGTTAAGTGTTAATGAGTTTTTCTTTTCCATCAATTATATCTTCAAATGAACTTATTTCAAATTTAAGAAAAGGTTTGGGGTTATTCAAGTCAACAAATCTATATTCATCTTTAACAACATCATAAACACCAAATCCGTGTTTTTTAATTGTTTCCCCATAGTTTTGTTGGATGGTTGAACCCACCATATATGCTTTCTTATTATTAGGAATATCAAATACTTGTCTCTTATGAATATCCCCACATAAAACAAGATTACAACCATCAAATTTACTCACCTCATATCCTGTTTCAAACTTATATCCAATGTCTGTATATAACCCTATAATAGGTCCGTGAAATAATCCAATTTTTAGGTTATTTGATTTCTCAATGACTGGTGGAATATTATGTTCAAATAAGGAATACACAACCCAATCAATATTCTCATCAACATATACACCTCTATCTTTGTAATAAACAATGTTATCATTATTCATTGATTCAATGATGGGTGTTAAGGTATCTAATCTTGATAAGTTGTTTTCTAACATATCGTGATTACCAATAATAATGATTGTCTTGGCAATTTTGGAACATTCTTCCAATGTCCATCTAACCATTTCAATTAATTCTGGACTGACTTGGTTTTTGCTATGAACTAAATCACCGGTGAATACGACTCTATCAGGTTGTATTTCCTTAAATTGATTGAACATATCAGACAACACGGATTTATATAAATCGTGGTCTTTAATCAATCTCAAATGTAAGTCCGAGAAATGGACAAGTTTGTTTATCATAAATTAAAATAATTCAAAGTCAGAGTTAACGTGTTTACAATCAGCACAACGATAGGTTGGGAAAGGTACAATAGTATCTTCCATACTTCCAGTTAAAAGTTTTGATACTTTTTTTACCATAACAACTTCTTCAAAAAACTTGGATTCACATTTCTCACAAGTTAATGTTGGTTGTTCTTTTAAGTCAATTCTCGGTAAGTTCTTTTCTGTATTAATTAAGTTATCCATATTATTCTACAATTATATTAAAATCTTCGTTATCAAGTTTATCCCAATCTATATCTTGGTCTATTAATTCACCCATTAAACTTTCATAAACATCATCATTCATTGGTTTCATTTCATCACCATTTTCAAGTATATAACTTTGAATTTCATCTTCATTCATACCTTCTAATTCAGGATAATCTGAGATGTTAATTGTTAAAGGTTTTTTTCTAAGATAAGTTGTGTAAGATTCATAAACTGAAACTTCAACACTTTCTAATTTTTGATTTTCCATTTTTTAATTATTGTTTTTGTAAATTAATTTATAAGTTTCTGGTTCAACACCAATTATTTCCCTATTTGATACAAACTTAACTCCGTTATATTCAAAAGAGAATTTCTTTTTCATTTTACCCAAAATAAATTTCAAGTCATCTAAATAATCCTTTTCTTTTTCTGTTAATACTTCGTTTTCTAATTCCATAATTAATATTTAAAAGATTTTCAAATTCATTACTTGGTTAATAACTGATGATGGTATTCTAAACTCCTCGAATGTTCCATCTTCCTTCAATAATACTATTATTGCCCCAAAAAGTCCAATATTTTCATACTTACTTCCTTTCAACATTTTGAATAACAATCTTAAATATAATGGAAGTTGTAAATAATAATGTCCCAACGCATTGTCTGGTAGTTTATTAAAAGGATATTTCATTGATTTTGTAAAATGATTGGACTCAAAGTTTTTACTCTTGTTTGTTTTCCAATCAGTGCAAAATATTCCAATTTGATTTTTTTCTTTATTTTCAATCAACCACATTTTATCAGGTTGTCCAACATAACCCAACTCATTATCACCCAATACCATTTCTGTATCAAGTAACACACCACCCCTTTCTTTCATCAATTCCAAACATTTCATTCCCCCACTCACCATTCTATCACTCTTTAATATTTGTTCAAAATCACAATCAAATATTGGTTGTCTAACCTCCTTTTTGATGTCAAACATTTCAAGTGATTTTTGTTCCAATAAAAAGTGGGTTCTTGAACCAAGGTTGGTTGAATAAGTTCCAGCATCAGCCCATTCTTTTAATAGTTTTTGTTGTTCTTCAACATCTCCTTTTGCTTTCTTTAATGCAATTTCTTCAGCTGGGAATGGGTCATAATAATTCTTCAAGATTTTTGATACCGAATACCAATCATCTCTTAAATTACCCTCTTTATCTAACATTGTGTATTTGTGGGATTCTTCCTCAAATGTTAGTTGTAATTCTTCTTGCCTTTTTTTAACTATTTCTAGTATTTCGTCTCTTACTTTGTATAAATCTGTCATTTTATTTCTATATAATATTCATTTATTTGTCCCCTCAAATCAGCAATATCTTTATCCAAAGGTAACTTAACGATTTTAATTCTTCCATAGAGGTTACCCCCATTCAACTCGTGATATAATTTAACTGCATTGTCAAAAGCATCACCATCCAAAGCTATTGTTATGTTACCTTTAGTTTTTTCATATAAGGTGTCAAATAATAATGAACTCATATGTTTTCCCAACATTGGAATACTATTTGGAATGAATATTGAGTCAAATGCTCCTTCAACCAAGGTAATGTCTTTATTCCAATCAATCAAACTTTCAAAGAATATTATTTTATCTTTTTCAGCCTCGGGATTTTTGTATTTGGCTCTTGTATGTAAATCCCAACTTCTGGCAATATAGTAATTTAATTCCCCTTTTTTATCATAGGATGGAATTATTATTCTACCAGCATGACTTCCATTATCACAAAAACCAATTCCATATCTTTCTATTATTTCATCTGTAATACCTCTATTGGTTAAATAATTGTATGCTTGTCTTCTTACTGGATATATTGATGATACTTCATTAAACTTTTTGAAATATTCAGGTAATTTAAGTTTGTTAACTTTTTTTCTTTGTGTTGGTTTGTTTTCTTCTGGAGCTAATATAGAATAAGTTTTAAGATGGGATTTTTTTCCATACTTTTTAATCAACTTATGTAGTGTTCCGTGCATATTATTCGTATCACCACAACTCCAACAATGAAATACATGTTGAAAATAATTTATTTCCAAATTGCCTTTTTTTCTTCCCTCATCACATTCCGGACAATGATGACTAATTTGTCCTTTGGACTCATAGTGTTGTTTTTCATCCCCAAATATATCTCGTAGAAGGTCTACGATTATTTCACTATCATCTGACATAATATTCACAAAGTTTCTCTACCTAATATATTTATTAAAAACAATTTTGTCAAATGCCAACAACAATAACTATAAATGATATAACGGGTTCAACACCTTGTAACATTTATCTTTGTGACCAACTAATTACGACTTGTATATTTGTTGATACGGTTTCAGTTTTTCCATATTCATTTGATGTTCCATCTATTTTGGATGGTCAACTATCATATAATCTGAAAACAATTGATAGTAATGGTTGTGAGGTTATAAATAATTTAATAGTTCCATAACGAATGAGTTGTCCTTGTCCATCGGGTTATACCCCAACCATAGATTCAGATGCTTGTATTTTAACAATTACCGCAGCAACAAGTGGTGGTTCATATTTTTATACAGCAACAACGGGTAGTCAAAATAACTCTTATTGTGTTTTGGGAGCTATATTTTATGAAGATGTTACTAATTTATCTTTTCCAATAACTAATTCAGGTACAACAGGTACTGTATCCACTGAAAATGGTACACTATTAACCAATACTCAATTTTTAATAGATAATAGTGGTAGAATATTGAATATTCAAGTAGGTGGTACTGGTTGTTTTCCATCTCCACCTAATCCAACACCATTGCAAAATCAATTATGGGGACAAGCATTTCCAGCACCTCCTTTAGGGACATATTGGGGGAGATTAAATAACGCAGGTGTTTGGGTTGGGACGCCACCAAATCCAATCAATGAATGGTTAGGTTTTTCTTATTGTTTGGATATTCCAAGTGGTGGTACTTACTTTATCGGATTTGCTGCAGACAATGAAATCGAACTAAGAATTAATAATAATTTAATTTTTGAAACAAGTCCAATTATAGGGGTTAACCCATGTTTAGCCCAAGGTTTAATTATAAACACTTGGTCAATTTTACCTTACACATTTTCATCAGGACTTAACATTATAGAGATGAAAGGGTTAAACTATGGTAGTGATGCTGCTTTCGCATTTGAGATATATTCTGGTTCAGTTTCAACATTAAGTGGTTACACTAATACAACACAATTAAGTGCAGACACAATTTTTAGTACTTTGGATTTAATAGGACAAGAAGTTCCTTTATCTACAAGTGGATATAGTTGTCCAAGTGGTTATACATTATACACTTGTAGTGGTTCACCATATTGTGTTTTCATAGATAAAACAGACATAGTAAATTATTGTATAAGTAACACTGGTTTGGGTTATGATGACAATTTCAAGTATGGTGGTGACTATAATGGTTATCCATATTGGTTAGGTGAATCAACTGGCTATTTCATATTTTTTTCCAACGATGGTACTTGGTGTATGTCATCAAGTTTAGGTGGAACTTGTTTTTTGGAAGGCCCATACCCTTGTAATTCATCTTGTCCTGATTTATGTGATACATATGTTTTTAGTGGTACGTGTCCAACACCAACTCCTACACCAACAGTTAATTGTTCAGTATTGGACTTTAATGCTGTTTTTGATTGTGATTTTATTCCAACACCAACTCCTACACCAACTGTAAGTGTATCACCAACAACGACACCAACACCAACTTCAAGCAATCCTTGTTCTATTATTGTAGTTGATGTAACAATCACTGGTTATACTCCGACACCAACACCTACGATAACAACAACACCTACACCAACACCACAAATAACAAGACCATTCAGTGTTTCCGGTTCAGTATCATTTAATACTATCAATGGAGAAATTAAATGTCCTAATAGTAAACAATTTCAAGATTGTTTTAATGGTGAGATGTTTTATACAACCAACAACATACCATTACCTTCAGGTGGAAGTATCAATCAATTTATGATTTTCAAGGCTGATGTTAATGGAGTATCAAAATGTATTTCATTTGTTGGTTATAATTTGGATACAATTGGAGTTGATGATATTAATTTGATTGATGGTCCTTTAGGTTATTCTAACTTAGGTGAATGTGTACTTTGTACACCTAATGTTTCACCGACACCAACTCCAACAGTTACTCCATCTATAACACCAACAATAACACCTTCACCAACACCTTCTATGACTCCAGGTTATTACGTTTATAGACAATGCGGTAATCCAACTGAATACATCATTCAAACGTTAGGTGTTCCTACATTTATACTAGGTGATGTATTTAAAACTACAGATAACAATTATTGTTGGGAATTTATGTACTATTCTGCAACATATCCAACATTACCTTTGGGTTCTACTTTTACATTTATTTCAGGAAGTTTTTTCCCTTATACAGGTAATACCTTCTTTAATGATTGTTCTAATTGTTTAAGTAGTTTGTAATTTGTTATATTTATAGTTAATATAACAATTGGATGAATGTACTAATTTTTAACAGTATTTTTGGGTTAAATGAACCCTATACCATATATGTTTGTGACGTATTTGGAAATCAGTGTGTTCTTTTAGCTTATATTTCTACAACTGTACCATCAATAAACACAATAATTCTACCACAACAATTTAACTCAGCACCAGCAATAGGTGTTAAAGTTATAACAAGTGATGGGTGTGAAAGGTTCAAAGTATTATATTGTAGTGAAGATATAAAAGAATTTATGGATTTAGAAGACTTTTATTTTATGGATGGTGTTGGATATTTCTTTATGTCATAACTATTTATATTAAAAATATAAAATGGCATTTCTTACTGATAGGGTTTTAGCAACTGGTGTTACAGCTAATGATTTGATTCATATAGTTATAACCGCTGATACATCTCAAAATCCCGCAGGTTCATCATATAAAGCAACTATGGGTCAAGTTTTGGATTTAATTAATCCGACAACTATAACTGGTGGTACTTATGACCCTGCCACAGGTACAATTACATTCTACAATGATAGTGGTGGAAGTTTCAATGTGACAGGTCTTCTTACTGGTTATACTGATGTAAGTGTCACAGCTTTCACATATAATGATGCTAACACTTTCACTATCACAGAAACTGATAGTACAACATATAGTACAAGTATAAATGTTGTTACTGGTATGACTTTCAACGGATTTTTACAATCAACTGGTTCAACCGCAAGTGGTCTTAATAGTTTTGCTTTCGGTCAAACAGTTATAGCATCAGGAAATTATTCATTCGCCCAAGGTTTTTCAACAAGTGCAACAACTATATATTCACATTCTCAAGGTAGACAAAGTCTTGCATCAGGTTCTTTTTCTCATGCCGAAGGAAAGTCAACAATTTCTTCAGGTATTGATTCACATGCAGAAGGTTCTTCTACTACTTCAAGTGGACTTCACTCACACTCTGAGGGTTCCGGTACTTTAGCATCAGGAAGTGGTGCTCACGCTGAAGGTATAAATAGTATTGCTATTGGTGATTATTCTCATAGTGAGGGTGCTTCAAATATTTCGTTGGGGTTATATTCTCATGCTGAAGGTTTTGGATCTTTGGCTTCTGGTAATTATTCACATGCTGAAGGAGGTTATTTTAGTGCCGGTGTTTTTAGTGGGGGTACATCGAGTGGTTTGGGTTCTCATGCAGAAGGTGTTTTTACAATTTCTTCCGGTATTGGTTCACATGCCGAAGGAAGACAAACTTTAGCTTCAGCAACTGGTGCTCACTCTGAAGGAATCAATACAATTGCAACGGGTATATATTCACATTCTGAGGGTTCTCAAACTTCGGCAACAACCTTGTATGCACACTCAGAAGGTGTTCAAACTTTAGCATCAGGCGGTGGTTCACATTCTGAGGGGTACCAAACTTCGGCAACAACCTTGTATGCTCACTCAGAAGGTGTTCAAACTTTAGCATTTGGAGCTGGGTCTCACACTGAGGGGTACCAAACATCCGCAATCACACAATATTCTCATGCTGAGGGATATCTCACGTATGTGTTTGGTGAAGGTTCACATGCAGAAGGTAGAGAAACCAAGGTTTTTGGTAACTTCGGTCACGCAGAGGGATGGGGAACTATTGCAATATCAAACTATCAACACGTACAAGGTAAATATAATATTACAGGATTTTCTGATGGTGCTTTCATAATTGGTAATGGTACAAATGATTTGAACAGAAGTAATTTGATTGTTGGTGAAAATAACGAATTCAATGTTTTTGGTAACCTAAATGTAATTGGTGTTTTTTCGGCCTCAACTCAAATTATTTCAACAACAGGTTTAACAACTTCAGCATTTACAATTACAACTGGTACAACATATTGGGGAATCAATTACAATGGTAATGTTGATGTTTCAGTACCTAACCCAACTGGTTATGATGGATTAAAAATAATAATAAAAGATGAAGGTGGTTATTCAGGTTCTTATAGAATAAGGTTAACCCCAATAGCAGGAACAATAGATGGAAACTCCTACGTTGATATGAACATAAACTATATGTCACTAACATTGGTGGCAAGAAATAATAATTGGTGGATAATATAATATGGCATACATTTTTAATAATTCGATAAAATACTCAGATAGTCCAAACTTAGATGCGTTTGGTAGACTAAGAACTGCAGCAGTAACTAATCTTTTAGATATCAAACACACTTACGATAAAAATCCTCTTCAAGTAAATGAAGTAACTGCTGGTACTGCCACATCAGTATTCAATCAACAATTTGCAAGAGTTAGAATGTCTACTTCAGCAAATAATGATTTAGTTATTCGTCAATCAAAAACACATCCAATTTATCAACCAGGTAAAAGTCAATTATTTGAGGCAAGTTTTGCTAACTTTACAATTGAAACTAATGTGATTAAAAGAGTTGGCGTTTTTCAATCAACAACTGGTTCTCCGTATAATTCGGTTTTTGATGGTTTGTTTTTGGAAAGTAATGGTGTTACAAGTGCAATTACTTTCAATGTGTACCTAAGTGGTTCTTGTACATATAGTGCAGATACTTCAGTTTGGAATAATACACAATTTGACCCTAACAACTTTAATTGGGCTGATGTAAACTTAATGACCATAGATTATCAATGGTTAGGTGTTGGTAGGGTAAGATTTGGTATGGTTTTATCAGGACAAACAATATATTTTGTTGATTATACTGCCGCAAACAATATAACCACGGTTTATATGTCCTCACCAAATCAACCAATAAGATATGAAATAAGACAAGTTGGTGTTGGTTCAGGTTACTTTGATATGATATGTTCACAAGTTTCCACCGAAGGTGCACTCAATGGATTATATTCAACAGTATCAATACCCTATACAGCAAACACAACTTTGAACGATTCAGGTGTTAAGTATCCTTACATTGGTTATCGATTGAAAGAGTCTTATAAATCAGTTACATCTCAATATGATTCAATTAGTATTCTTAATACGTCCAACGACAATTACTTATTGACTATGGAATTTAATCCAACTTTATCTTATACCCCAACTTGGGTAGATATTCCAAATTCACCATTCCAATATAGTTTGGGTACTGGAAACACACATACTATAACATCACCCGGTCACGTTATGACATCTTTAATTGGTCAAGCAGGTACATCAGCCTTGACTACAACAAAACTTGATGACAACCAAATTAGAGTTGGTTCAAATGTCAATGGTACAAGAGATGAAATGTGGTTGTGTATTACACCATTGAGTAATACTGCAACATTTAATGGTTCTGCGGACATTCTATATTATTTATAAAGTCAAATTGTTCTGTATATTTTTTTATTATGGAGGATTTATTTTTTATATATAAGATAGTTTTCTAATAAAAAATATATTAGATATAATAAGAGTATCATAAAATATCTCTTATTGTATTTATTTATGTAATAAGATTAATCAATTTTGATGTATACACTTTTCGCCTTTCAAGCATTAAGTACAATAAACTCAATGTGTACTTGTATCCAATTATCAGCTTCAACTTCAGAATCTGGTGTAATAAATACATCATTGATTCCTAATGGTGAAATAGATGGAAAATATTCCTATATAGGTTATGACCCATGTTGTGGTACTAACATACCTATTGAGTTAGAATATAATTCTGGTGCAACACAATGGGAAATATATTACAATAATGTAAGTGGTAGTACAATATCAAGTTCAAGTGATTGCCCATCAGGAAACACTTGGGTTAATTCTAATCCTTCAATTAGTGTATATCAAACTTCAGGTACTTCTTGTAACTTGGATATGTGTTTCAGTTATCAAAATCAACTTGTTAGTTCTTTTTTTTGGACTTGTTCTATACAACATACTAGTTTTGTAAATGGGAAACCATATTATATTATGTTCGTTTCAAATTGTACAACACCAACAGGTAGTGTTGTTTATTGGAATTCTACCGTAGATAGGTGGGAACATATGATAATTTCTTCTTCAATTTTATTAGGGTATTGTGAAAATCCATCTTTTTATCCAATAAGTAATTCAACATATCCTTGGGTAGATGTTTATCCTTTACCAACTGGTTTTAAAATTACAAGTTCATCTTTTGGTTCTTGTATTAAACCAACACCGACTCCAACACCTAGAAGTTACTTACAAACTAATTATTTACCAGTCAATGAGTGTGGGGTATTAACAATTTATCCTATGGGAGTTATTTGTAATCCAACTCCACCAACAACAACTGGAGGATTTGGTAGTTTGAGTATTAAAATAACTGGTGGCACTCCACCATACAGTGTTACATTACTCAATTCAACAGGAAATATTTTAAGAAATATACCACCGTTCAATTCAAATCAAACTAACATAACTAATCTTTTACCTAGTACATATTTCTTAGAAATTACTGACCAATTTGGTGATTTCCAAGTATTGATTAATTGTACAATTGATACTCCAACACCTACACCAACTCCAACACCAACACAAACACCACCATTAGCACCTACGTGCTTTTGTATGATAGGAAGAATTTGGGACTGTAAGGTGGTTGAGTATATTAAATTTTCTTGGACTTTCTGTTCAGGTTCTTTGATTAATAGTTTACCATCTTGGACTTCTTCAACAGGTAACGAACTTGTTTACTATGACCCAATGTTAGGTTATAGAGTTTCAGGGTCTACATCAAGTATTCTCAATCAACCAGGATTTGTTAATCCATCAACACAAGTTCCTTGTAATAGGATTTATGCTCCAGCAATTGATGTTAGTGGAAGTTATCAGAGTATTTACAACCAACTATTAGGTTTCAAAAATTGGATTGGATTGAATGTAGGTGGATCAGTACAAGTTTTAAATTCAGTAAGTGAAGGCTCTTGTACCCCAACACCAAGTTTTTCACCAACACCGACTCCAACAAGTACACCATTTTTACCAATTTCTTGTTCCCCATCAACTTATTTTGAAAGTGTATGGGATACTACTAAGGTAAAACCAAATATAACAACAAATGCTAATCAAATTAAATTACCTTTACCATATTCAACAACAAGAAATTGTATTGTTGATTGGGGTGATGGTGTAACTGAAAATATAACAACATTCCCATCTTATCCTATTCATACTTATTCAATACCTGGTGTATATACTATAAAAATATATGGTAATCTAGGGGAATGGGCATTTAACGGTGTTGGGGACATCACAAAAATATTATCAGTGAATCAATGGGGTGGTTGTTTTGTTTTATCAACTGGTGGTTTCTGGGGTTGTAGGAATCTTACCTTAAATACAGTAATTGATACTCCTATAATTTCTGTTGGGTTAAGAAATACATTCCAAAATTGTATTTCTTTAACGACTATTAATAATATTTCTAGTTGGGATTTGTCATCAACAACTAGTTTGTTTAGCACTTTTTTAGGTTGTACTTCTTTTGACGATGACATAAGTAGTTGGGATGTATCAAATGTAACAAACATGAGTAAAATGTTAGACAACACTAGTATGAGTCAAACAAATTACGATAATTTATTAGTGAATTGGTCAGTTTTACCAAGTTTACAATCAAATGTGAATCTTGGGGTTCAAGGATTGACATATAGTATAATCGGTGCTGGAGCAGCAAGAGCAATATTAACATCACCACCTTATAATTGGAATATTGTTGGTGATACAGGTGTATAAAAAATAATATATGGCATTAGTAACAAACATAACAACAAATCAAACAATATGTGGATGTGATGGGGGTTTAACTATTTACTCGTCAGGTGGGAATCCACCTTATTCGTACTCAATAGATAATGGATTAACTTTTAATAGTTTCCCAATTTACTCAAATTTATGTGAAGGAAATTATGTTGTTATAGTAAATGATATATCGGGTGAAACTACAACTAACGTTGTTACTTTACAACAACCACAAGATTCTGTAACATATCAAGTCTATTTGAATACGACATCTAATGTTATAAGTTCATCACCATCAGAAACAACAACAGAATATTTAACCACTTTGAATGTATTTCCGAGTTTGGTTAATAATATAAATTTAAACTTTACTCTAAATCATTCTTTCCTTACTAAGTCGTCCCCAAATTTTAGTTCAACAACGACAACATCTGTTTCTCAACTTAGTATTAATTCAACAATACTTTCGGCTTCAACAAGTGGGATAACAACTGGTTCAACATATAATCCGATACCTGGTTGTCAAGGTCAAACGTTATTTTTAGAAACATTCAACGAAACTTGGCCAAGTATTAATTACAATTTCGGTGATTCATTTAGTTTAATAACTACAACAACACTTTATAAAAATGATTTCGTTGATTGTTACGTTGGGGATGGGATACATACTTTTTCATTATCAAATTTGACCATAAATGGTTGTGATTGTTGTAATATCATTACCACATAAAAATTCTATTTTACATATTTATTAATATGGGCTATATACTTAAAAATACATCTGGTTTAATAAATACAAGATTAACTGACGCAGGGAGACAAAAATTATCTCAAGGTAACTTTAATATTTCATATTTCCAAATTGGTGATAGTGAAGTTAGTTATAGTGTGATTCCAAATTTTAATCCAACAAATTACTTTGTTTTTGACCCAAGTTTCGGAGCTCAAAGTATTGCGGGTGTTCCACAATCAAACAAAGAAAACATAAAGTATCCAATTTATGTTGATGAGGCTGGTGGAAATACTTATGGTATTCCATATATGGATTCATTTATAGAATCTGTATTTAATACAGCTGCAGAAAGGGGATTTTTTTCAGGTACACCAATAGGTGATACTGCAACATATACTTGGAGTGCTTTGACTAACAATTTATATGCAATTAACTCCAACTATGTTGTCCAAATGAATACATTGGTGGGGACTAATACAGTAAATTTAATTTATAATAACTGTAACCCTAGTGTTGTTAGAAGTTTTGCTGTAGGTGATATAATCACAATATATTATGATGGAACTGGTTTAGTTGATTGTAATTGTTCAAATTTACCAACACCTACACCAACACCATCAATAACAAGTTCGCCCACACCATCTCCAACTATAGGTTCAAGTCCAACACCAACACCGACTTCTACACCTTTGGATCCTTGTGCATCACCTACTCCAACACCAACTCCGAGTGCTACGTTCTGTCCAACACCAACTCCAAGTAATGCTTGTCCAGCAACACCACCACCAAATTGTGTTGTAAGTATCAGTAGTTGTTATCCTATATTGACTTATAGAATAGTAAATGTATGTCAAAATACAATCACTTTAGATAGAGCAACACCAGACTTCAGTTATTTAGGAAGTGATTGTTTTGCAAGAACAATTATCTATCCATCAAAAATTACTGAAATTTATGATAGTATAACACCATTTAGACATTGGAATGATAATGTTATAAATTTTGAGTCGGTTTGTTATACTGACCAATTTGATGTGAAGATTTGGAATATGAATATTCCTTGGTCTGAAAATCCAGCAGGATTAGACTCATCAACATCAAATGATTATACTAAATTCGGTTCGGTTAATTACTTGGGTACTAAGGAATATTTAGGTTACGCTTCAAGTAGTGGACAAACTGATACGAGTTCAACATTCTATTTCAATTCTTTTGATGAAATAGTGAATGTTTTACCTGAAGAACAAAAAGCAATAGGGGTTATACATTATACAAATCAAACTGTGGATTTATTCTATGGTGAGAAATTTGCAATGCAACCCTTTGATGATAGTGTAAATGATACAACTGGTCAAGCAAGAAACTTTAAGTTACACTTACCTTGGTTGATGTGGCATAAGAATCCTAACTGTTGTTTAGGTCAAACATTTTGGGTTGACCCTCCAGGATTTGAGGATTTAGGTTTATTTCAAGTAAATTACATCAAATCAACTAAAAATGTTGATATGAATGAACCTGGAATTAGATATTTCCACCTTTGGGATAATAACCCAAATGTTAATGCAATAATTCCTAATTTACCAAATAGAGTTGGTAAAGTATTTCCTGACTTAAAAGTTATTATAATTGACGATGAGGAATTACTTGCAGCTATGTCATATAAATCTAATAGAAATTGGACTTTACCAGCACCAAAAGTTTCTTTAATTACACCTAACATATGTGGTTTGGACAACAATTCAGTTGAGGGTATTTTGACTGGTAATTCAGAAAGTTTATATGTAACATATAGATTGTCAAATGATTTTGGTTTCACTAATTCTTTACACTGTAATTACTATCAAAATATTACTGGTCCTAATGTGAGTTGTAACTCATTACCATCTCAAAATGTTAGTGTTAGATTTGGTGATGAATTGTCTTGTTTATCCAATTCAAACATTACACCTTGTTGGTATTCAGGATTTACTTTTTGGTTTTTACCTGACCCAATATCATATCCCAATTTGTCTGTTGCTTATCCATTCTATAATACAGAACAACTAGTTAATGGATATCCTATATTTAAATCATTAAGTATTAATGGTTTGATTCTAAATATTTATTGGGATGGAAGTCAGTGGATGGTATCTCAAAATACCCCTTTTCCTGATTCACCTTTACTAACAACAAATAACTCACTTATATCTAATTTTACATTTGATACTGGAGTTGAGGTTATAACAGGTTTCACTGAATGTAGTTATAGACCTATATTATGTGTAAACATCTGTGAATCAGGTTCAACTTGTGTTACTCAAGGTTATTATGAAACACTTTCAGCTTCAACTTATAGTTATTTACCAAGTAATTTTAGTCAAACAGAACGATTAGTTTATTTTAACTCAAATTGGGAAATTTATTCAGCAGATACAAGAATCGCTATTTTAACTGGTCTAACCAATAATGATGTTCCAATTGGTACATGGATTCCTGATTTTTCTGGAGTAACCGGTCTAACAACATCATTGTATGAAAGTTGTCTTACATTCAATTGTGAACCATTTAGTGCAACAACAACTGGGGATTCAACAACAATAAAAACAGTAGATTGTAATTTTATAATTTCTAGTGAAATTTCAATTACTTCAGCATCAACCTATAGTGGGTGTGTTATAACAATAGATGGACTGTTAGATTCATCTGTGATAGAAGTATCAGGTACAACTGAATTTGGTATAACTACAGGCACTTGTCCAACAATTACTGCTACTACCTCAGCTTGTACTCAAGTATGTAATGTTGGTACTGGTTTTGTCGCTAATAAATTTGAAATTATTTGTCAAAAGGTTTTTGGTAATCAAAGACCAGAACCTACAGAATGGAAAATAATAGATTTTACAGACCAATTAACAGGTTCTACAATTAATGGATTTTTAACAGCATCAGGTCTAACTGGTAATACTTTTGTTATAACTCAAGACTTGTATGACAATGCAAATAATTATGTTCTTACAGACTACATAGATTTACCATCAGGTACAACTACTAATCTTAATTTCGGAGATGAATACTATTTTTATGGAAACATTGAAACAGATATTCAAGCAACGATTTATGAAATGAGATACAAAATAAATTTGGGTCAATCGGAATTTTTAGCATCTTCAAATCCAACTTGGGATAATACTAAAAAAGTTCACATAAGTGAGATAGGTCTTTACGATTCTGATAAAACACTTATGATTGTTTCTAAGCTACAATCACCTTATCCAAGAACTGGTATTCAACAATTTGTAGTGAAATTTGACTTCTAATTTATGACAAAAGATATAGAAACTACCCCAAAGATATTGGGTCTTGATGTGTCCACCAAAACAATTGGTTGGGCACTTTTTGACATTAATAGTAAGGAACTATTAGAGTTAACCCATGTCTCACCAATTGTTAAACCAAAAGAGGATAACAAAATTAAGGAATTGTTTTGTAAATCTGAAATATTTAAAACAAAATTATTAGAGTATAGAAATTTAGGTATTACAAAGGTTGTAATTGAAGAACCATTATTAAACTCAAATAATGTTTACACCATTCAAACATTGATGAGGTATAACACTCTCATTTCCAAAGAGATTTATGATATATTGGGGATTGTTCCTGAATATATATCAACTTATAATTCTAGAAAGTTTGCTTTTCCTTGGTTAGTCAAAGACAATGGTAAAGGTAAGTTTGTTTTATTTGGTGGATTCCCCAAAGATTGTGATAAGAAACAAATAATTTGGGAGCAAGTTGCAAAACGTGAACCTCAAATCAATTGGGTATATACTAAAAATAATACACTCAAAAAAGAGAACTTTGATATGAGTGATGCCTATTGTTGTGTTTTAGGTTATATGAAACAAGAAAACTTATGGTAAAATTAAACCCCACTTTTTAGGTGGGGTTTTTTATTATGGAGGACCGATGTTTTCACAACTTATATCATAATAGATTTTAATTTCTATCAAAACATCAGTATCTATATATTCATCAGAGGGGTTACAAATAGTAGCTATTGTTATTTTATTTTCAATAGGTTCTACAATAACTTCAGTAATTCCAGTGAAACTCAAAAGTAATGATTCTACCACATTATAATAATCATCATCACTTGGGAAATCATTTAAACTAGTTCCTGTGAAAAATGTTGTGGCAGTTGTTACTGATGTTACTCCTGTTAAAGTTACAACAACTTCAAATACTGCTTGATTTAAAATACAATTCGTATCACCTGATGTTAAATCCGTAAATCCTTCTAACAACATTTGTTGTGGTCCTTTTCGTATAAATGTACCAGTATCAATAAGTAAACCTTGACATATTGTATAACTTTCAAAAGAGGAAACTAAATTTAATCCAGTTAAAGTAATACTTCTAGTTTTTGTACAACCCCAATAATCTATTACTGTTAGGGTATATGTACCAGCTGTGAGACCAGTAACTGTTAGACCTGTTTGACCATTTACATTCGGACTCCAAAATAAAGTATAGGGGGGTGTAACTTCAGTTAAAAATGTACTTATTTCACCAGTATTACCTATTGTAGGATTTACACTTGTGAATACAAAATCTAATGAACCTACATTATTTATTGTAAATGGTAAAGTTTGAGAACATAAATTAGCATCTGTAACTATAGCAGTGTAATTACCTGGTAGTAAATTTGTAAAATTGTATGTTTGTCCTGTCACATTCAAAATATCAAAACCATTTATTTGATATCTGTATGGAGGTGTTCCTCCACTTGAAATACTTAAAAACACTTCACCGTTTGCTTGATTGCAATATGAATTAATTGGTGTTGCAGATAAACTAAACAAGACGTTATTATTAACGACCACACTTCCAGAATAAGGACATAAATTACTTGAGTCTGTAATTGTCAAAGTATATGTATCAGAACTCAAAGATGTAAATATAAATCCCGCATTTTGTGTTGGTTGTATTCCTATTTGTTGGAAATTTGATGAATCTGTTAAAGTGTAAGTATAAGGTGCAGCACCACCAAAAACTGAAACAGAAATCTGTCCATCAGAATTATTACAATTAGAATTACTAACATCAATTGATATAACTGACAAAGCACTAGGTGTTTGTAATGTTGTGTACGCTGTAGATTGACATAATCCAGCATCGGTTACTGTCACTGAAAAATATCCTGATGATAAACCAGTAAAAATATATGATTGTGAAAAAGTTATAACAATTTCACCATTTGATGCTTGTAAATGATATGGTGCAGTACCACCTGAAATATATAATGTACTTTCACCATTAGCCGTAAAACAAGTTGGTTGTACATCATTAAGTAAAATCGTATTTAAAACTGGAACTTGTCCAATTATTGCACCTTGTGATGTTGTACAACCCAAACCATCAGTTACTGTCACTGAATATGAACCATTGGTTAAACCAGTTATAGACGATGTTGTTTCACCATTTGGTAGCCAAGAGTATGTGTAAGGTGGTGTACCTGTCAATCCGGTAACATATAGTGAACCCAAACTATTAACACAAGCTGAGTTGTTAATTTGATATAACCCAAAGTTTAGAGTTGTTGAACTTTTTATAATACAACTTTCACTTTTACCCGAACATCCACCTCCATCATCAGCAATTACATAATAAGTTCCAGCTGAAAGTGAAGTAAAAATGTAATATGGTGCAGCTGTTGTACCTGAAGTTATAAATCCACTTGTTAACTCATATAAGTTATATGTTGAAGCAAAATATAAATTAGATGTTGATGCTGTAATAGACCCATTATTGAATCCACAACTAGTATTAGATGAATCCAATATAGAAACACAAGTTCCTGATGATATATAAACATTTATTAAACTGTTGGTGTTTCCTGATGGACAACTATCAATAACATTAAATGTATAAGTACCGGCCGAAAGGGAATTTAATGAATATCCTGTAACACCAGCTCCCAAAGGGAATGTTCCATACGTAGGATTTATCCATTGGATTGTATAATCAGGTGCACTACCATCAATTGTAATACCAAAAGAACCACTATTTGTGTTAAAACAATCTCCAGTAAACCCAGTTAATGTAACATTTAAAAAACAACTCATTAACTACAAAATATTTGAAAGTTTATACCAATGTCAATAGTGAATACAAAACCATTTTCATTTGTTTGACATAATTGGTTGAAAACAACAACAGTGTTATTTTCTGTTATGTAATAATCATAACCCATCGTCTTCAATGAATTTAAAGATGAAATCAAAGCCGTATAGTATTGTGATTCAGTTGGTGCATTTAATGGTGCAAAAGAATAAGTTGTACCATTGAAAAATGGGGTTTCAATAACAACAATATTGTTAATTTTTAATTGTATGTACCATTCACTAGTAAGTGAATTCAAAACACAATCATTGAGTTCATACCCATTATTAATAAGATAAGTATTAAGTACTTTTCCTAAAACCCCAGTTATTGTTGTAACTTGTGGGTCAGATTCCCAAGGATATATAGGACATTCAATTGACTCTACAGCACAATCATACTCAAATACGTTTGTAATTAAAGCACAAGGTCTACAAAGTGGTGGCATACCTTTGAAACCAATAGGTCCTTCCTCAGAATCACTTGGTTTAAATTGGATAGTCGGTACTGAAATTCCAGCTGGTGGAGTTTGAACTAACACTCCCCCTTTAGGATTTCGTATTGGTGGTGTTGATTGAGTACCACCTTTATCACCAGGAATTAATTTACAACCTTCTTGTCTTCTCCATACAAATTTTTGTCTGTGGAAAATAGAGTTTTCCATTTTGATACCAGTATTCCAAATTGTTGTTGCTGGTATCATTTGTTCAATTAATCTAATCCAATAATCACCCATACCATTAACATACTCAATCATATTTTCATATTTAAAGTTGTTATTAGGTAAATTGGCAATTTCTTCAGATTCAATATATCTCCAAAATATAGATTCTAATGTTGGGTAACCACCTGTTTTTCCATTAGATGAAAATTGTCTATTTCTTACATTAATTGTGTTTTGCCAAAATGTTTGAGCAAATTCAAAAAAAGTTTTTAACTTAGGTTCAGGATTAATTACAGTCCAATCCACTCCACCTTTATCAGGATAAATAGTATATGGATTAGGGTCACAATAAGTTGGTTGTACATAATTTAAACCCTCGTTAGGTATTGGATAATTAAATGCTCTTGACATTGACCAAATATCATAAGCAATACCTTGAGCTGGATTCATAAAAATGTCAACATTTTTGACATTCATTACCAATTTCTCATCATCAACAAAGTATCTAGCATTTAAATTTGCATCAAGATTTACTCTAAGACCTGTTTCAGATGTATACCAACTTTTGTTATTATCAACTTGAGGTATTAAAACAAACCCTAAGTTCATAAATGGAAATTTTCTAAATCTATTCAAATAGATTTGACCATATGTTGGGGGGAGTAAACTTGTTTGTATATTTGTATTTTGACCCGTGAAAGTGTTGAATGTGGGTACGACAACTTCAGGACCTCTGTGTTGCGGTGTTTGTTCAAACCAACCACCACCTATTTGGAAAAAATAACTTTCAGAGTCCACCGGAGCTGATGGGTATCCTTCACTATCAATAGGATAATCAGATAAAGACAAATTTACACTAGTAATTGAATTAGTTGTTGTAAATCCTGTATAGTCAATTCCTTGAATTGAAAATACATTACCTTCTTCTAAGATTGGACTTTCAGATATATAAGTACCACCCGAAATACTCGCCCAATAAGTGTTAAATTCATCAAGATTTATTGGTTGGTCAGCAGTATATACAAATTCATTAAATTCAGTTAAAGCCTCTGGTGCACCTATCATTCTCAAAAGACCTTCAATTGATTTTCTTGTCCCTTTTGATTTGAAAAGATACGCTGAATTTAAAATAATATTTCTATAAAATTGATAATTTAATTCATCAGGTGTCGGTTGTGTTGAAATTCCTGAATATTTTGACACATCGTTGTTTATTTGGCCATATACCGAAGTCAAAAATTGTGAATCGGAAATTGGTGATATGTTTGTACTCCAACCTAATGTTAAAGCCAAATTACGAAGTAGTTGTGATGATATATCATTTCCAACATTATAATTTACTGAGTTAATGAAAGATAGTGGTGTTACATATTTTTGAATCTCATCAAAACTTCTACCATACAATTGTAATATTTTTTCAATTTTTCTGTCAATTGTATCAAATTCAGTAAATGATTCTGGTGTTAAAAATCTTGATATTAAGTTAGTACTTAAATTATCATAATATTCACTTATACTATTTAAATTACTTAAATATTGTTGGAAATTAGCTGTGATAATATCTAAATTCCATCTACCGTAAAGTGGCCAAGTAACTAGTTGATTTTCAATATAAAACGTACCATCTTCGTTTTCTTTTGGTACTCTAAAACTTGAAGTATAAATTGGATTTATATTTCTATTTAGTAAAAACTTCTCAACTTCGTCTAAATCTTCATTGAAAGTCTGTGATACAATTAAATCATTCGGTCTTACTATAATATCCTCATAAACTTCAGACTGTCCAGAAAATGGATTTCCTGAAACATAAAGAACTAAAGTTCCACTATTCAATGATTGTGTGGGTTCTATTCTAGTTACATTAAAACCACTACCTAAGTAATATAATGAATACTTTGCATATTCTAATGTCATATCTCTCAAAGGAGATACTTGTATTTCTCTTAATTGTAAATTTCTCGTTGAATTTACTGTAAAATCAACTTCAAATGGGTTTCTTAATCTAGAAACATCTAAACTTAGTTTTGTTTGTTTAGTAACATCATCGTAAAAAATATCTGAAGCAGTTACTCCAGAAGTATAATTAATACCTACTTTATTTGATTCTAAACCAGCTGGGAAATAACTAATTATTTGTGTGATTGCTGCTGACATTCTTTTAGTCAACGAACCATATAAAGTAAAATTTGTTACTTGTGATAAATCATAATTAGGAAATACCTTAAAATTATTTTGAACAACACTTTTGGCCTGATTAACGTCTGAAACACCCATTGAGTCTAAACTCATTGGATTTGAAAATACACCGATACTGAAATTTCTATTAACCTTTTCAGTTACAGTTGTAGTAAAGTTAAAATTACCTAACGTTAATCCACCTCCATTAACTAGTTGTACTCCAACTAAATTATCTGAAAAAGTATCTGAACCAGACACCGCTTGAGGTGGACAAGTAAATTTATTGGCCATTATTGTGTTATATTTGTAAAGTTTTTACTAAAATCAATGTTATCACCTCTATCTTGTCTAACTTCAAATAGTAAGTCATTGAATTGATCTCTAATTTCGTATAAGTTGTATTGTTTATAAATGTTGTTTTCACTATCGTAAAGTGTGTAAATACCATCATCAATTGACTTAGTTTGATTTCCAAACAATCCAATTGCCAATGTTGAGAAGTCATGTTCACCAATTTCAATGTCCAAAACAATTGGATTAAAGAACGTATTAGTGATTATAATATTCTGATTTGGTTGACCTATAAAAGGTATTGCATTAGGTTTATTAGTTGGTGCTGTAGAAGGTGATAAAGTACAAAATATCAAGTTAGTATTTGAATCTGTATATCTATATCTGATTGATTTTTGTGACGTGTTTGTCAAGTTTTGAACAACTGGTTCACAGAAAAAAGATGATGTAATAATCCTAAAAAAGTTAGGTATTTTTGAGCCATCGTCATTAAGATATTCCACTCTAAATCCAACTAAACCTTGATTAACGAATTTGTTAATAAATTCATTTGGTACTGAGTTTAAATCAATTACTAACCCTTTAACATTCGGTAATGCTGATAAAATACCACAATCTAATATTGTTGTTCTAATTTGAGCAGGTCTTATCATTAGGGTGTATATCCCCACTCTATTGAATTGTTCAGCAGGAAGTGTAAGATTATACAACCCCCCTAATATTTCAACATTAGCATTACCACCAGTGTCAGAGTTATTGAAATATGGTCTTAATATTGATTTAGCATCTAACTTAGTCAACAAAAAGTTTTGAGTTTCATCTCTAGTTGGAGTATAATTTAATATGATTTCAACATCTTCTGGTGAAACATCTGCTGGTCTTATCGTACCATAATTACCTATTGCCATTTATATAACTTCTTTTTTAATAAATATCAATTTTATGTTTTTATAACATTAAAGAAACCATAACCATATTTGGTTAAGTCTCCAACATTGTCAACCTCTCCCAATCTTACAAGTCGTTCTAATGCTGAATTTTTTCCTCTTTCTATATAGACATCAGACTGTATTTCAGGTTCATCAACAACATTTAATAAAAATTCTTGTTTGGTTATTGCGGAACAGATTACATCAATTGGTGTAACACCAGAAACAATAAATAATGTAGTACCATCATTATAATCATAATAATCCATTCCATTTATTGTATATGCAGTATATGGTAAACTTGGATTACCAGAAAATACAGTACCAACAACACCTGTTGTACCTGTCACTTGTACATCAGGTTTAAATTTACCACCAAACAAACTGTTTTTAGGACCATAAACCGATAAATCTTCAATTGATGATTTAGTATATCCTGATATTACTAAAGGACTTGATAAATAAGGATTAACACCCCCTTGATAAATTTCACAAGTCGTATCACCACTATATAGAAAATCATATTCTAAGGCAGTACCTGACCAACTTCCACCTTGTGGTGTAAAATATGCTGTACCGTTTGGGTTATCTATTGTAACACCAGTAAATGGTACGTAAACTTTTTTCTTAATCAAGTTATTCCCCCAAGGACTAAGACCTCTAAATGTTATTGTATATTCACCAGGTTGTTGGTATGTATGTTGATATGGCATTGGTAAATTCGGTCCGATAATTTGTACCGAACTTCCATCACCCCAATCAAGATAGTAATCAGTAAAACTTAAATATTTTTTTAGTTCAACTTCTGATGTGTTATAAAAATAACAATCATAAAATGGTGGGTTCGTACTACCTGAAACTAAAAAATTCAACATTGTGTCTTTTTGAGATATAAATCCATCAAATACTGAATAGTACCCAAAATCAACAGCCGTTTGTGTTAAAAAGATTGGAACTGTTAATCCAGTCAATAGTGAAGTACCCTTAGTTCCACCTGAAAGTACTTGAGACATAGCAGAATATGCTATTGTGTATCCTATATAATTTTCAATTGTAGGTGGGGTTGTTATTTCACAACAAGGGTCTATTGTTACACCTGTTGGTGATGTACCAGCGTTGTATTTTACAAAAAATTTATCCCCATTTATAAATTCTGGTGAAATTTTAATATGAAAATTTCTACTTTGCATTATTGACTAATATATTCATACCATTTTATTGGATTATTTGAAATCCCTATTCTTTGATTTGAACTATTAAAAACTTGGTAAGTCTTGTTTTCGTAATCCAAAACAACTTTATTATAAAAATATGTTGAACCTAAAAAATTAAATCTTCCATTACCAATTGGTAAATTGGATTGTGGTTGATTCATCATTTTAACAAAAACACCTATTTTAGCATCAAAGAATTTAGCACTCATATAAAAAGTGTCTATATTCAAGTAATTTGTATTTCTCAACCAATAAATAAAGAATCCCTCCTTATCTCCAACATAATCAAGTTTAAATTTAGGTTTTCTAATTAAAACTGTTGGTAGATATGGTGAGGTTGATGCAGTCATCGTAAGACCTTGTTGAGTTGGTATAATAATTGTAAAATAATTTACTTGATTCTTAGGGTTTGGGTTATCATAAAAATCCAATTTGAAAAAAGATTTAGTAAATGAGTTACTATTATAATATATCTCTTTACTTGTAAATCCCTCAGTTATATATGAGTTAATCCAATCATTTGATGTTGTAGTTGCGGAAATACTTGTTGGTGAACCAGTATTGTAAAAATAGAACTCATAATTGACACTAGTTGATAAATCTAAAGGTGAAACCACATCGTGTGCAAATTGTGCTATTTCAAAATCTTCAGCAGAACCAATAACTTCTTTGACAATTTCATTTTGATATATTTCTATACTATCGGATCTATCCAAAAAATCCCACTGAATTTCAATAGGCAATTGAATTGTCTGATTAGTTGTTGGTAATTTGAAATAATATTTGTTACTCACAAGGATCAGTTGTTGGGTCTTCGATTATGGTTTGTTCTACAAAATCAGAACCTTCCGGAATGATTCTAAATATATAATTTGCAAATGGATAATGAAATCCATTTAAAAATGGGTAGTTAACACCTAAACCAGTGGTATCTATGTACCCATATGAATATATATCTCTCCATCTGAAAGCATTATTAAGTTGTGAGAAATACGAGTAATTTGGAATGTCATAATTGTTTTGTGGTGGAGCTTCTTCTATGTAATCAGAAAAAACTCTAATTGTTAATGGGTAGTGTGGTTCATAGTAATAACCTTTTGGATTTGTATTTACCGACAAATCATTTAAGTTAAATACAGTTGGGTTATAAGTTATTTTATGGTATATATTTGATATTACACGTTCTTTTTGTTCATAATCATTCCATTCACAAAAAGCACCATCAATTAAATCACCTTGTTGTAAAGGATTTACATAAGTAAAAGTATATGTAAGACTACTATCTGAGTATTCACCATATGTAAAATTAGTATTTGATTTTGTGTTATTAAAACTCCACCAATTGGTTGGAGTTCCACCATTAGGTAAGTTAAATTGATACCCTTGTTTTAATTTTCTATAATTTCCTTGTTGGTCTTTTCCTAATGTCCAACCAAAATAACCTCTCCAAATAACACTAAAAAATAGTTCAGTCAAAGGTCTTTGATGATTATCTAACAATGAACCAATTTTCAAATCTGAGTTGTAAGAAAGAGTAAAGGATTGTGAACCTTCCAAAACAGAAACTCTAGCAACATAATTTGGAGTAAATCCTGAACTTTCATATTTTTTCTTTGACCCAAATATATTTTGTTCAAATCCTGCTTTTACCATATTAGCATCTTTAGGATTCGTTAAAATCTTGTGTCTTCTTATATAATATTTAGATATTGTATCACCAGTATTTGAAAGATTGATTACTCTTTTGAATGTACCTATTGTATTATTATTGAAGGTAGTACCAGTAAATCCAGTGTCAATTATATTAAATGTAAATTCTTCTGAATTGAATATATTGTTTCCCAAAGAATAAACTTGGAATGTATTTCTGTTGTTGTATGAAAAACTTAACATCACATATTCTCCAATAGATAAACCATGTTTCATAGGACAATTAAACGATATTAAAGGTTTTCCATTGACTACTCTCTTTTGTATTGTAAATGGTATTCCTGTTGAGGCCGACCAAAGATGTGTGATGTTTGATGAATCAACAGCTTCAAGTTGTTTGTCTATATTATCAAATGCGTAACTCATATAAAAATTCCAATTATAAGAGTTTGCACTTTTTGCTATAAAATTCACATGTGGTAGAGTATTTCCTGATGGAATAGTATAACCAGAAACATTATAATCATTTCTCACAAAATTAAATTCCTCAAATTGTGGATAACCTGACCAAACTGTTGATGTACCAAATTCACACTGAGCTGCTGCGGCTACATCAGAATTAATATAGTATAGGTTATTTTCAAAAGGCGGATAATTAGTAGTCCCACTAAACTTATTTTTAAAAATTAAAGAGAACTTACAGGATGGTCTAAATGAATCTGAAATTTGTCTTTCATCGTCAAATACTTGTTCCAAGGCAACATCAACAGTCCTATCAAATTCATCCATTTCCTTACTCGTTTGAAAGAATGGAACTTGGAAAAATAGGTTAGTATTAGGTGCTGCTTTGTACCTAAGTGAACCTAATACAACTCTAAAATTATCTACATTACCCATTATTGTGTTATTGGTTCAGTGTTTATCCATTTTTTGGCAAATCTATCCCATGCACTAGCACCCTTCCTTAGTCCGAAATAAAAATAAAATGGTGCACCAACAGTGATTAAATTATCATTCGGTGTGTTACGAGCCCAAGAGTTATTCAATGGATTAAGTGATGGGGTATTCCAAAATGGTGATGAACCAAAAGGAGGAACATCCCTAGTATCAATTGAATATATATAACCCTTCAAATCTCCAGCAAATTGACTTGTATTTGTTCTAAAGTATCTTGATGTTGGATTAGCTCTATCCATAGATTGATATTTATGACTATGGAAACGATTGTTTGGAAGAACTGAATCTGAATACCAATCATTTCTTTGAGAACCAAAAATACTATTCGCAGGTGGTGGTGTATTTCTATTATCTTCAATTTTCCACTGATAAAATGGAACTTCTTGTGAATAGGTATAAAAATTATTAAATGCACAACTATCAGTTAACAAGGCTTGATTATTTATAATTGTTCTTTTTGGCGTTATGAAATCCCTAATTTGAGTATCAGAAGAATAAAAAATACCAAATACAGTGTCAGAATATTGACCAGTGTTGAAATAAACTGGGTCTATTACTACTTGAGGTGCTGGTGGTGCTGGTAAATTAGGATAAGCTGAGGATTCAAATGGAACTATACCCAATTCTGAATTAATAGAAATCATTTGAGCGTAATCGGCATCTACCTTTAATCTTTGATTAGGACTTATTAAGGGTACTCTTGTGAAATATTGAAATATACTACCACCGTTAACACCAAGAAGTATTGCTATAAAACTCGTATTCGCTAATCTGGTAATTATGAGTAAATTTAATAGTTCAGAAACATCTTGATATGATGTACTACTCAATCTATTCATAATATATCCATCATATTCATCAGAAAAAATGATTTCTTGTAAAAAGTCAGTTCTAGGTCCCAAATCTATAATTGTTGTTGGGAATAACAAGTTTTTACGATTAGGAGATGGTTGTGGTGCTCTTTTACCTATAAAACCAGGGTTATTGGTTGAACGATACGGACTACTTCTATAATAGAAATTATTAGTATCTGAATCGTAATAAACTAAATCAGTACAAAAACTAGGTTGAGGATTACCATTGTTGTCAACAAATTTATTATTTTTGAATGCGAAAGCGTACAAACTACCATTTATCCAATTATGTGTAAATAAATGTGAAAAAACGTTTCTACAAGCACCAAAAGTAATATTTAATCTAGATAACCATTCAGTAACTAAACCAATATCATAAACTAAAGACCCAAAAACAGTTGTAACTAATTTATAACAACCATTTTCAAAAATTTGTTTTCCTAAATATCTTTGACAATTACCTGAATTAATTATATAATCACCACCACCTGGATTTGTACCATCTCGTAATGTTCTATTCGCTTGGAATTCATAACAACTTAGATTTCTACTGTCAACACAACTATTTGTACTTCTTAATAATTCAGCTGTAAAATTTTGTAATTCAGTATCCTCTTCATATGGTTGGCTACCAAAAGTTGCTCCTCCAGTATTAAAGGCAACATCGAAAGCACCTTCATCAGGGATTAAATACATTCCTAGGTTTTGATTCTGTTGGAGAACAAATGAGTTTTCACAATTATTTAATAATCTATCTGAGGTAGGAAGTCTATCAGATCTCATTACTAGTTCTCTATTACTTAATTGAGTATTCGTGAAATTGAGATTAAAGAATGAATAAATTGGAGCTACATAAACACCACTCTCATAACCAAATGGTTGTCCAGTCTGACTGTTTAAATCTACTAATGATATGTTATAACGATAGTTAGTACCGAAAGTCCACCATGTAGAGAAATTCCTCATATAACCACCACCTTCAACTATTTCATTCCCATAATACCCTCTATTTTGGTTACTTGAATTTAAGTTAGTAATATCTGTTAAGTACACACCAGAAATGGGAATGTTGTATTCAATAATAAATTGGTTATTTTCAGGTTGACTTGTAATTGCAGCACCTTTATTTCCGATAAGTGCTCCAGGATATCCATCAATTGGTTGTGGAGATTGTGTTGTAGGACAATTTATCCAAGTTATTGTTTGAACATTTGTGTTATCTAATGATGAGTAATAACGAGGCAAAGCACTTGTAAAAGCACTAAAACTTTGAATTGATGGATTTGGTGCTGGTACATAATCGTAGTTTTGATAATAGAGTTTACTACCACTATAAGAATCAATTCCATTAGCATCTAAAGAAGATAAACCATCATGTTTTACATTAAGAAATCCACCTTGAATTGGGATGTTTAAATGGTAATTACCCTCAACAGAAACCAATGTAGGGTCATTAACTCCAAATATTCTTCCTAAATCAAATCTTGTTTTAACTCTTGTTGTATAAGGATCAACACCTCTTTGTAATATTACAATAACTTGTTTATCATAATCATCAAGAGATTGTATAGAAGGTATTGATATTACTTGGTCGGGATTGTCCTTTATTTCAATGTTAATAAATGTATCGTTGTTCAAAAATCTAGTTCTAAAACTTTGTGGTAAAACTTGACTTCCGTTAATTACCGCATTGAATTGTGCTAAATTAGCATTCGTTTCAAAATTAGTATAAGTCATTGCAGTAATAACTTGGAAATACTCAATATCAGTAGGAAACTTATGACAATTTGTATTCCCAGTAATACTTCCATCAGGCATCGGTATTTGATAAGTTGTAGTTCGTTGACTCCCATTAGGTAAAGTGTAAGTCATAGAAATTGGTACACTTGTCGCGTTAGGGTAGGTTAGATTCAAATAACTACCACCTGATATTGCATTATTACCATAATCATTTAAAGTTGCCCCAGAATAATTTATATCTGAAGTTGTATTCGGACTTACAAATGTAAGTAAACTTCCTATTGGTAAAGCTGACAAACTATCAGGAGTCATCAATAACACAATGACATTATCAGTATGATATTTTTGACTAGCATTTGTATAAGGTTGGGATGGGTTTCCGTTATACGTATATCCTCCTCCATTTAATGTTGGTTCAATAGATACATAAACTTGATTTATACCACCATTTGGATTATCGATAGACTCATCAAAATATTTCGCTTTAACATTAAATAAATTAATTCTTTCAGCAGGTGTAATACTTCTTGTTCTATAAGCGGCATCTTTTATTGAACCATCAGGATATGTGTAAATAGCCCTAGTTATAGGGTATGGTGTTTTACTTGTAGCTGTTGGATTTCTAGGTGGATATTTTACAAAGTATCCACTTAACAATAAATTATAGTACGAATAATTAGGTTCGTTTTCAATTAACGATGAATTATATGAACCTCCCTCAAAATTAGTTATTTGTATTCCCGACGCATTTGGTAGTGGTGGTGGAGGTGGTGTTAATGATGATGATGATGTTTGTAAATTAACACCATCTTCAGTTAAACCATCAGCATCTTTACATGAACAAAATTCACATTGATCATATAATAGTAAAGGTAAATTAATACCTTTTAATTTCATCTTAAATAATTCTCTTAGTAATAGACCTAGTGCGACAATTGCTATTATTAATGACACACCTTCTGCAATAAAACCAAAAACCATACCAGCACTAACAACACCTGCAGCAGCTCCAGCTATTTTAATGGGTAATGCAACGAATAACAAACCAGATAAATATGTTATTAACAGAGGGATTAATGCAACCCTCAATAAAATTATTAGGAAGAATAACATATGAATTACAGGTACTAATGCAACTAAAATTGGTCTGAAAACATAAGATGCGAAAGTATATAAAAGGAAAATGAAATCCCATCTAAATGAAGAATCATTAGTTGGGAATTTGTTATTAACACTTTCACATGTGTTGTCTAATATGTTTTTAATAGAAACAATTTTATTTGCAATTACTCCATTTCTATATTGGTCAATTAACTGTGATACTGTATATACTTTATTATATGAAAATTGGTAAAATGTATCTTCACAATTTATTGCAACTTGAGGGTCAACATAATCATTCCAATCCAAACTAAACGCATAAGATTTTTTTTGTTCTATCGGATTAGGATTACTTGCTGAACTAGTCCACCCATATTCTCTAACATTAGGAACTAAAAAATACCCCCTTTTTACATTTTCGTCTAAACTTGGAGATTGATTCCATTTAATTTTAAAACGATATTTCGCTCTCGTTGGAATTCCAATTTCAGGGTCATTAGAAAAAACTCTTTCACCAAACTCATTAGTTGTAACAAAATCCAAATTCATTGGTAAATCTAATAACCAAGTTCCATTCTCATCAATTACTTGTCCACCACTTTCAAGTTCGTATTGTTCCAATATTGGTAATCCAATGTCATCATTTAAAATTGTTTGTCTTATAGCTAAGATTTCACCAGGACTTGTTGTTAAACTACACAATTCCCCTTGTGCTACTTTGGGTTTACAATTTCTTTTTAAAGCTAAATTATCAACATCAGAAAACATTGACCCCATAAAAATTGCAGTAGGTTCAATAACAACATTTGCTTCTGCCGACAAATCAAAGTCAGTTCTATTAATACCAATATTACATAAATCAGGTTGACCCCATAAAGGTTCAACAGTTATTACTCTATTAATTGAAACAATTTGTGGAAGTTCATTTAAATTACTTGAAGACTTGAATCTTGTTCCAGAAACTTGAGCTTCTGTAGCTAATCCGGTTCTTATTAAATCTTGTGGTGCTAATGAAAATTCACCAATGTCTGAAAGGTCAACATCAACGTGTATTGTTTGTACACCGATTGGTACTCCAAAAATCATAAAGTCACCACTTTCGTTTGTTACCGCAGTGTACTTATAATATTTGTCAAAAACCTCAATATAACTTTGATTAATTAAAATGTCTTCTTTATCAAAAAAAGAACCGGTAGGTATATGAGCTGAATAAGATGGAACATATGGTAGAAGATTATATCTATAACCAACATCATTTATATCCGCAACAGATTTATATGGATATATTGCAGAAACTATTGGATTATTTTCATCTTCAGTTGCTAAAGGTACGAAAATTGATACCTTACAATTTGGCAGACCAAAACCATTATTAATACTAATTCTACCAATAACAACTCCATAATCAGCACATTGTCTGGTATAAATTTCACTTTGTAAAATCTTTAAAGAAAGTATTTCTAACGATTCAAAATCTTGGTCTAGATGTACATTAATCGCTTTGTCAACCCCAACTTGGGTTCTTATTCTATATGAGTTAGACATTAATTACCTTTTTAGATAAATAGTTTATTTGCTATTTTCAATAAAAGATAACTTATAACCTAAATAAATAAATTATCAGGAGAAATTAACTGTTTTAAGATTTTTAACCCTAACAATAATATCCTTGTTTGGAAATCTTACTTGATATGTCTGACTTGGTTCTGCAAATATAGTGTCATCAATTAACTCAATTTGTCTTGTAGTAGAATCTGAATATCTTTGTGATGTTTGAGATGAAGAATATTGTCCTCCCACTTTATTGAAAACTTGAATATCCGATACAGATAAAACACCGTTTTGAGATTGAATAAGTCTTCTTATTTCAGAGACATTAACATTTTGACCCATTTGTCTACTTCCAGGATCCATATATTGAGAAACGATATCAATTATTTGAGTAACAAAAGCACCTTGATTTTGACTATTATCCAAAACTACGTCAATATTGAAACCTAAATCAATTACATTTGCAACTTCTACAGATATATAATCATTAATCATTCTATAGTTTGAAAGATAGTTAGCAACATTACTTTTAAGGGTATTGGAAACAATTTCAGTTAATCTACCACTATCATCATAAGATAACATTTTAACTTTAAGTTTGTTATTTTCTTCAGTCACCGATACTTTTGCTGGAGCACCAAATTGTGATGGCATTGTTCTAATAATTGATTCATAGTCATTGATAGTTACCGCTCTATTTTGTGCTGCAAAGTTGTATGCAACTAAGTTTCTTACTTCTTCAGTCGTTGGGAAACCCGCACCACCAATTGCCGCAGTTACATTTGTACATGACAATGAATTAACCACACTTGTATTAACACTTGATGAAGGACCATTAACTGCAAATGTTACTGTACCTATATTATTGATAACATTAACACCCAAATTACTTCCAGTACCACCACCAACTCTGTATTGTACAAACAATGTTGTGTTAGCTTTCAGTGTACTTCCTAAAGCTAAGTTATCTGAGTATTTGTATAAGTTTAATGTAAATCCATTTCTTGCAAATTCAGCTAATTGTTCGTCAGCTGATTGACTACCACCCCCAAAAGTCATTTTTAAGAATCCTTCAGGTGTATATTCCGTAATAAATTTACTACTAGTTTGTATATATGCTCCAACTTTGATACCTGGATTATCTGAAACTTTTGTAGGGTCTTCAACAAAAACTCTATCTTCAATTAATGCTTTAACTTCGTACCATCTATTATCTAAACCTTGAAATTCTTGAGGTGAAGGAACACTAGCATACTGTGTTCCATCTTTTAATAATACACTTGTTATACCTAATACATTTCTTTCAGGTAAAAACAGTTCAAAAAATGGTCTTACGTCATTTGGTGTAATAACTCTTTTGAATACCTTTGTAGTACCATTTACTACAGTTTCTCTTTTAGTAATTGTATAATTTAATAGTTTGTTGTTACTATCAAAATTTGGTATTTTTAACCTATTTGGTGTACCATCACCACCAACCGCTGAGGCAAAATCAATATCATAAACTGTTTCAAAAACTTGTCCAGCACCATTTACTTGCGCACCTCTTCTTAATATTCCACAATATCTTAAATCTTCTTTATCTCCAAAAGCTGGGACTACAATACTAAAATCAACTAAAGCAACAGAAGGTCTTTGACCAGGTACTTTTAAACCATAAGTTCTTGCAATGTTAAAAATTGAAGACCTTTGTTGAGCATACTGAAGTACAGTTTCTTGAATACTTCTATCAATATTAAATTGAAGGTTATCTGAAACTGCAGCATTTAAATCCAATAGTGCCGAGAATACCGATGCGTCATTGAAATTGTCAACTAATTCAGGGTAATATGTTCTTGTAAAGTTAATTAATTCAGTTCTAATTGACTGAAAATCCCTAGTGGTATATGATATTTTTTTGTTTGCCATACAATTATATGTTGATAATTACAAAATCACTACTACTGAAAGCACTATCAGTAATCGTGTAGTCAATTTTTATTTTTGCGGTATGTTCCAATTGCCCTATATTAGTAACAGTAAATTCTCTTTCATTACTATCATTAACAAACGTACCTTTATTTTCCTCACCATCAGAGGCCGCAGTTATAGTTATATTAGTTATTGTTAATCCTGGTAAATATTCACCAACAGAATCTCTTATTTCAGCTTCCAAATCTGAAAAAGTAGGACCATCTAATGGTTCAAACAAATACTCATAAAGTCTAGTACCAAAGTCTGGTAAATAATATCTAGTACCTTTCCTTGTTAATAACAAATGAACTAAGTTACTTCTAATTTCCTCATCACTAGTTTGTGATAAAGACAAATAATTACCCTGATATGAGTCCCTAAATGGAAAATTTATACCATATGATTTACCTTCAGCCATAACAATAAATATAAATTGTATTTGTTTTCTATAAATACCATAAAACAAAAAATCACGACATTGAGTCGTGATTTCTATTTTTTAAGCTGAACAACCAAAACATTCAAAAGGTGAATCACTTGGTTTGTCTGTTATTATATCAACATGTGGTAATGTTGGTGTTACTTTTGGTTTGTCTATTTTTGATATATCAACCGCTAAGTGTTTTGCACCAGTTGAAATTGCCTTAGTTCTTACATAATAACAAAGAGTTTTTAAACCTTTTTGCCAAGCATGGAAATGTGATGAAGTTATCTTTGACAAGGTTGGGTTACTCATATAGATATTCATTGATTGTGATTGGTCAATAAATGGTCCTCTATCTGCCGCCATATCAATCAATTCTCTTTGTGAGATTTCCCAAATCGTTTTATACTTCTTCATCAAATGTTCAATACGTTTAACCTTTTGATTGTATTTTTTATCTTCTGTGTCTAGATAATTGTTGAAGTTAATGTTTTGGATTGAACCCTCATTTAATATAATCTCGTTTTTCAAATCTTCTCCCCAAATACCAAGTTTCTCAAAGTCAGCTATTAGATATTTGTTTACAATCATAATCTCACCACCAACTACTCTTCTATTGAAGATTGCTGAGTGTGCTGGTTCTGTCATTTCGTATGAACCAGTAATCTTAGCAGAACTTGCAACTGGCATTTGTGCCGTAAATAATGAATTACAAACACCATATTTCTTCACATTTTCTTTCAAATCATTCCAATCCCATCTTCCTGATAAGTCAGATTCGTTTAGTCCCCACATATCAAATTGGAATATACCTTTTGACATTGGTGAACCTTCAAAAAAATCATATTTTGGATATTCTCCATCGTGAGCTAATTTATTACTTTCACTAATTGCTGCATAATAAATTGTTTCAAATATTTCTTTGTTTAACTTTTTAGCTTCATCAGATGTGAACTCATAATCCATCAGATAGAATACATCGGCCAAGCCTTGTGTACCAATAGCGATTGCTCTTTGTTCTTTACCACCTTTTTCACCCTTACTTGTTGAATAATTGTTGATGTCAACAACTTTGTTCAATGCTCTTACTACTTTACAGGTTTCGTTGTAAAGTTCTTCAAAATCAAATTGACCATCGTGTACAAAGTTCTTTAATACCATAGAAGATAGGGTACAAATGGCAGTTGTTGTTTCATCAGTATATTGATAAATCTCATTACAAAGATTTGATTGTTTAATAACTCCAATATTTTGATGGTTAGTCTTTTTGTTTGCATTGTCTTTTGAACATAGGTAAGGAACACCAGTTTCAATTTGAGATTCAATAACTTTTGTCCAAACATCTTGTGCTTTAATTTTCTTACCCAATCCCATACTTACAGCGTTATTGTAAACTGATTCATATTCATCACCATAGACTTCTTGTAAAGCAGGTAATCCAGCTTTTTTGATGTCATTAGGACAGAATAAATACCAATCACCATTTTCTCTTACAGCTTTCATAAAGTTGTCTGGAATCCATAGAGCTGTAAATAAATCTCTTGCTCTTAATTCTTCTGCACCAGTATTCTTTTTAATCTCCAACAAATCAATAATATCTTTGTGCCAAGGTTCAAGATAAATTGCTGCAGAACCTGGTCTTCTACCTTGTTGGTTAAAGAATCTTAGGGATTCATTTACAATCTTAAGGTATTTTAATAACCCACCAGCGAATCCACCTGATGTTGATAATCTACTCTCTTTACTTCTAATGTTTGACATACAAAGTCCAATACCTGCCGCATCAGCTGAATAAGTTGAAATATCGGTCATTGTATTAAGTAATCCTTCTCTTGAATCTGAGTTATTGTAATGTAGTACACAAGAGGCTAACTGTGGTATCTTTGTACCAGAGTTAATCATAATTGGTGTTGCAGGAGAGATAAGTTGAGTTGACAGTGACTTGTAATATTCTACCGCTTCTTCAAATGATTTTGTAACCCATAGTGCAACCCTCATATACATGTGTTGAGGTCTTTCAATTGTTTTACCATGAGGGGTTTTCAATAAGTACATCTCATATAAAGACCTCCAAGCAAAGTAATCAAAGTTGTAATCATTCTCGTGATTAATAACACTATCAATATTAGAAACTCCATAACTTTCAATAATTCTCATCATTTCGTCATTTACAACACCATCCACGTGTAGTGTGTGCATAACATTTGAGAAACTTGGGTCAGTTTCTTTATGGTATGAAGATATAGCAACAGAGGAAGCCAACCTCGAATAATCGTGGTGGCTACCTGTATATGATGCAGCAATTTCATAAATCAACTTATCAAGTTGTTTTGTGGAAATTATACCCTCAGTAGGAACTGATGTAATTACCTTAATGAATATTTGGTCTGCGTTAACATTTAAGTTTTTACTTGCTCTCTTAATCCTTGTTTGTATTTTGGTGGGGTTGAATGACACAACCTCACCATTTCTTTTTTGAATTCTTAATGACATTTTTTTTAATTTTTAGAAATCGTCTGTGAATGAAATAGTTTCGTTCAATTTAGCTTTTTGGTATTCAACCGTTCTAGATTCAAAGAAATTACCTTTTGTTTCAACTGCAATTTGTTCCATAAACTTGAATGGTTGTTCCACATTAAAGTGTTTACTACATCCCAATTTAAGTAATAATCCATCAACAACAAACTCTAGATATTGTTTCATCAAGTTTGAGTTCATTCCAATTAAAGAAACTGGTAATGATTCTGTGATGAATTCTTTTTCAATTTCAAGTGCTGATAACAAGATTTCTTTGATTCTTTTTTCACTTGGTTTGTTCTCAACGTGGTTGTTTAACAAGTGAATTGCGAAATCACAATGTAAGTTTTCATCCTTAAAAATCAAGGAGTTGGCGTTACAAAGTCCTTGCATAATTCCTCTTGATTTCAACCAAAAGATTGAACAAAAAGAACCTGAAAAGAATATACCTTCCACTGCAGCAAAAGCTACCAATCTTTCTTGGAATGAAGCATTTTCTATCCAATCTAAAGCCCATTTAGCTTTCTTTTGAACCGCAGGTAATCTGTCAATCGCATTGAAACATTCGTCTTTTTCTTTTGGGTTTGATACATAAGTATCTATTAATAAAGAATACATTAAAGAATGTATATTTTCCATCATTAATTGAAATCCATAGAAAAACTTAGCTTCAGGGTATTGAACCTCTCTGTAAAAGTTCTCAGCAAGATTCTCGTTTACAATACCATCAGATGCAGCAAAGAATGATAAAATATTTTTAATAAAATATTGTTCGTTCTCTGATAAGTTCTGCCACTCTCTGATATCACCAGTTAAATCAACTTCCTCAGCAGTCCAAAATGCCGCTTGGTGTTGTTTATAGTATTCCCAAATGTCGTGGTATTGGATGGGGAAAATCACAAAACGATTCGGATTCTCCATTAATATTTTTTCAGTCATAGTTAAATGTTTTGTTCTCTTTGTTTTCTTTTTTCTAATAAATCTTTAATTCTCTGTCTGTTGTTTTCTTCCTTTTGTTCTTCGTGTCCTAAGAAGGTTACCGAAGATTCAGTATCAATTTCCAACATACTATTATCAAACTTACAATTTTCAAAGATAATTCCATCATCACCAATTCTTGATTTTGTAATCGCAATTGTTGCCAACTTCATTTCTTTTTGTTGTAAGGTTTTTGCAATCGATATGATTACGTGTCCTACTTGAGCTTTCTTAATAGAACCACCCATCTGGTCTGTTGTTACAACTTCGGAAGATATTGAACTTCTATTACCCTGCGTTGCAGTCCAACCTACTAGATTAAGTTCGTGACACATTGCCTCAAATCCTCTCATTACAGACCCCTCTGATTTCCATTCATCACCCAAGTTTTTCTCAGGAACAACACAATCAATGTAATCTAATAAAACCATGTCTATTTTTATACCATCTGCAATCTTTTTTCTAATAAGATTTTTGATGTGTGTCATTGACATAGTATCAGATGGAAGTTTTTCCAAAATAAGGTGATTAGTCATTTTACTTTCAATCTCTCTTACTTTTGCCAAAACTTCTTCCTTTTTATTAGACATATCATCAGGATGGATTTTACTCCACAAGGTAAAATGTTTTCTTTGAATAACCTTGGGATTATCCTCAAAAAATATTTGAAGAACATTATATCCCAGGTTGAAAGCGTGGTTAGCAATCTTGGTTAGGATAGTGGATTTACCCACACCTGTTGGTGCTAATACAACACCAATTTCACCCTTAGCCAAACCACCTTTCAATAACCTGTCAATACCTGGAATACCCATTGGTATCGGATGTCTATAATCCTCATTTAATACCTCATCCAAGTTGGAGAAAACGTTTAACATACCATCTTCAACAATACCAACTTGTAAGGCTTCACGAATCATTTCCTCAAGGGTGTCATAACTCTCGAATTCACCACCATCAATAACTTTCTGTGCTTTTGTAATCGCTTTTTGTAGTTCTTGTTGTTTACAGAACTTCAATGCTTTTTCTTGTACAAAATCACCACCTTCAATGGGAGCATCCTTAATTTTTTTGATTGTGTCTATTACCACTTTGGCAACATTTTCTTGTTGGAACTCGGATTTTGTAATCTGTTCCAATGTATCAAAACTAGGAATACCATCCCATTTTTTACTATACTCCTTAATCATCTGTATGATGATTTTGAAGTATTTGTTATCAAAATAATTGGGTTCTATTACATCAATAATTGACCTTGAGAAATCTTTATCCACTACAATTTGATTAAGTAGTTGTATCTGAAAGGAACTTCCTAAATAATCGAAATTTTTGTTAGATGACATATTTTTTGTTTACTGTATGAATAAATATTACACTCTTGTATTAAGTCCAAGGTAGTCGTAAGAAAGGTCTCTGTCAGAGAAAATACCGGTCAATTCTTGTAAGATTCCTTTGATTGTTTGTCTTATGTCAACTGTGTATCTAACCTTTGGGGGGTAGATTTTTGCATCGAATCTTCTGTGACAAAGTAGTCTATCTCCGTGTTTTAAATAAATGTTAAAGTATTCAGGACCATCGACATAGGAAGTGTTTAGGATGTTTGGGTTGTTTGTAATTTCATATTGATTTTCCAATAGATAACTTACAGCTTTCATTTTTAGTTGGTAATTCAATCTTCCAACTAAATCGTCCATATAATCATGGAAATCCACTGAATTTCTTGCATCTGGATTGTAATCTCTTACATTGAAAAATCTTTGAACAATAATGTTGTCGTTGACCATCATTAAGAATTCCAATTTGGTTACATCATTCATTTCTCTCATTGTGTTTTACTTTTTTGTTTTAAAATTGTTTTTTTCTTTTCTTGTTAATTTCATAAATGGTTTTACAAAGTTTACCCAAGCGTCATCCCCTTTCGGCAAGAATTTAAAGAAACCATCTTCCATCATCATCTTTATCAGATTACGATGTCCCCTACCATCTGGGTCTAATGTTTCAGTATAATAAAGTTCTACAACTTCTTTTCCTTCATCATCAATCATTGGTTCTGACAAATCTACAATCTTTTTATTAATTTCAAAGTATTCGTCACCATATATCCCTGATTTAGTCTTTCCAGTCAGTAGATTTTTTAAAGCTGAGTTTTCTTTATTCTCCTTTAAAAGGTTTTCCGCCTTAGATAAAATATCGGTAATTGTAAGTTCTTGTTCAAGTAGTTCGGGAAATAATTTAAATAAAGTTTTATCACCCAAATAATATATTCCATCAATATTATCCGATTTATCACCAGTTAATATCTTGTAAGTTAAAATATTATTATGAGGAATCTCGTGTTCTTTCAATTTTATTTTGTCCCCATTTCTATACATTTGTTTTGCCGATGGGGAATAAATTGAAACATTCTCGGATATAAGTTGGGTTAAATCTTTGTCAGATGAAAAAATGGTAATCTTTTCATTCTCAGCAATTTGACAATAATAAGCAATCAAGTCATCTGCTTCATTATTATCAACATTAACTTGTCTTACAAACATTTCCTCCAAATATTGTTTTACCCTCTCTTTTTGGAAAGTGAAAGATTGAACTTTAAACTCGTTTTGTTCTTGGATTCGGTTTTCTTTATATTGGGGGTATAAAATTTTTCTCTTGCTTGAGTTTCCCTCGCCATCCCAAAAAACAACTATTTTATCAAAGTTGTGTTCTTCAATGAATCTTCTAATTGTATTTAGGAAGTGCCATATACCCCCAATATGATTACCATTGTGATAATAATCTTTGACCCCATGAAAACCTATCTTCATAAGATTGTTACCATCAACCAATAATGTTTTAATCATTTAAATAAACTTAATTGTGTGAACGATTTTTTTGTTTCTGTGATATACTCACCTAAGAACTCTGTAAAGATTGCTTCCATGACAGGAACACAAATGGAGTTACCTGCCAAAGCAACGTGATTCTTTATTGTCAAGTTTGTTGATAACAATAAATCAATATCTTCTTCTCTAACACCCATAAATCTGTAAGCTTCTCTTCCTGTTATACTTCTTATTCTTCCATCAACAATAATTTGTGGTGAACCAGTGGTTGTTAAACAAGGTGAACAACCATCAATAGAATATATACGTCTTGCTTGGTCGTAACTTACATCGTTTCTCCTTGCCACAAGTTTGCACACACTATCTTTTTTTGGTTTGTTAGGTGTAACCTCACATTCAATAAATAAGTCGTCTATGACAACATTTTCTATGAATGGTCTCATTGGTACTCTATCCTTTTTGTACCTATTAACATTGAGCATTTTAGTTTCCACTTCTTCATTTGTCATCCCATAAACAGACATCATAAAAACTCTTTCTCTGTTTTGTGGACATCCATAGTCAGCACCATTTAATACTTGCCAAGAACAACCATATCCTAACTCATTTAAGAATGAAATATGTGCTTTGAAGTTATCAATGTGGTTATGAGATACCAAGTTCTTAACATTCTCCATCAAAAGATACTTGGGTTGATTCTTCGTTAAGATTCTTTCAACCTCATATAACAAACCACTTCTTGTACCTTTTTGAATACCCTTCTGAATACCTGATATTGAAATGTCTTGACAAGGAAATGAGTATGTAAGTAGGTCACATTGGGGGAACTCATTCTCATTTACTTTAGAGATGTCCCCCAAGTTACCCATTGTCGTTTCGTGTAAAGAATCATAAGCAATATTCGCAGTTTTAAGTATGTCACAATTTGCAACATTCTCAAAATCAACACCAATATATTTTAGTGCCAATTCTTGTGTACCATAACCTGAAAATAGTGATATAACTTTTAACTTATTCATATTCTTTTTCTTCTTTTAAATCAAAATCTCCTTCCAAACCTAACAATTCTTTCCAATATTCAGCATACTCTTTCTTATATTTTTCAATAGAAGATTTTTCTTCAGCAGCATCTTTCCCTGATAAGAATCCATGAGGGGTAACAATAATTTTACCATCGTCATAACCCAAACCATTAATGTGGTTTTTCAATACAGATACTTTTGTTCTACTTGCAAACTTAACAGTTCTTTTGTCTTTGGTAGCTGTAATCTTAGTTGTACCAGCACCTTTTTGATTACCAAACAAAAATACCAAAGAAGAGTTCAACCAAATTGCTTCACCACCTTTTGCTTTAATCTTTGGTTGTCCAAATGGATTATCAGGTAATTCTACCCAAGGTTGGTTTACAATAATTAAAGTATTTTCAAACTTGGATTCAGCTTTTCTACTACCTGAGATTCTTTGATTGATACCCATACCAATCTTATCAGCAAGGACTGAAGCATTGTGTTGTTTACCACCTTTACCTTCATATGTCATTTTACAAGGAACTGAACCAACAGAATCCCACATAAAACATAAACTGTATTCCAAATCTCCTTTCTCTTGTGCATCTAATAAGTCATTGATATAATCGGTAATTTGTTCGATATATTCAAACGAGTTGTTGAATAAATAGAAACCATCCCAATCCATTTCACCAGTTTCTTCATCTACAACTTCTTCACATTGTAGTCCCATAAGTTTTGCGTGTTCAAAACTCCATTTTTGTTCTGTGATGATAAAAACAGGTAAGATACCTTTTCTTTGAGCATCAACAGCAGTTTTAATAAGTGCTGTAGTTTTACCAGTATCAGAGTGTCCCAATAACATATTCAAATGTCCTATTGCAGGTCCTGGTAATCCAACAGCATCCAAAAATTCAGTACCCAAGTCAAAGTATCTTTGGGGTTTGTATTTAGCAGAAGTCGAGAATTTCTTCTTTATACTACTAAAGTCGTTTTTCTTAATTGCCATTTTTTTATTTTTAAGGAATAAAATTGAACCCCACTTTTGATGGGGTTCAGGTTAGATAATAATTTTAGAAAGGTAGGTCACCACTTACTTCAAAGTCATCAGAATCATCCATATAAGTTGGTGTAGATTTACCACCGAAAGATACTTCACCAGCATCAGAGTTTCCATAAACATAACCACCTTTTTCACTATCCCATCTTGGTGTTTCACCTTTTGCGATAGCTTCTAAGTACTCTACTGGTTTCTTAGAATAAACATCAGCCCAAGTTAATTCATCATTAACCCAACTATCTGCTGTTTCTTTATTCTCGTGAATAGGAGCTGGGTCATCATACATAATTGTTTGGATAACAGTGTATGCGGCACCTTTAGGGGTTTTAGCCTTAGTCATTTCAAGGATAATGTCTCTTCCTTTTTCAGGGTCAGTTACATCACCTTTAGCACGGAAGATAGGAATTAGTTTGTCTAATATACCTTCGTTTTTGTAGTTGTGTTTGAACCTCCAAAACTTTACACCATCTTGTTCGTTGTCACGGTCAATTAATTTAACGATGTAAAATTTTCGGGGTTTATATTGTTTAGCAAGTTCTTTATCAGCATCTCTACCAGTTGCCATAAGTTCTTCATATACCTCAGAAAGTGGGGAACGTTCGTTATCGTTCTTTCCTGGGTCATAAAATTTTTGCCATTTACCATCAACTTGGATTTCGTGAAACCACACCTCTTTAAAGGGGGAACTACCATCACTAGTTGGAAGAATTCTTAATCTCTTTTGTCCTTGTTTTTCATTGTCTTTAAGAAGAGCTGCGAAGTATTTCTTCATTCTCTCATCTTGAGACATTTTGTTAGTTGGTGTACTAGATTTTTGTGATTGCTCATACTGAGCCAAGATTGCATCTAAAGCATTTGTCGCCATAATTGTAAAAAGTTTTTAATTAGAAAATATTATACACAATAGTAAGTGTCAGCCGTGAGTTTGTCAAATAGACTTTTAATAAATTTTTTGATATCCACTGTTATTGAAAGAATCAGTGTCAGCAATATCTTCGAAATCTCTAAAACTTTTTTTGATGTCATTAGGTGAATAATTTTCAACTTCATCTGGGGTTAGAATGTATTGGTCTTTCCCTGTTTCTTCAAATTCATCTTCTTTTTCATCAAAAAACTGTGATAGTTTTTGGTTAAATGGTCCAGAATCTAATGTTCTAAGTTCTAATTTTTCTTCAGGTGTTTTTACACGATACTTTTCTATTTTAGTTTCAATAGAATTTAACTTATCAATAATTTGATCCATATTAGATAACTTATTTTCTAAATCATCCAAATGTTGGAACAAATTTTCAAAATATTGTTCTTGTTTCTTCTCAACACTCTCTTGACCTTTAACTAAATCAGTTACTTTAATTTTCTTTTCTTTAGTTTCATCCCCAACCTTTTCAACTTCAGGGTCATTTTCAACATTGACTGGTTCTGGAGCTGGTGGTGGTGTAGGAGGTGCACCGGCTGCAGCATCCATTCCTGGTGCTGGAGGAGGTGGTGTTCCCCCTAAATCCCCTGCTGGTGGAGGTGGTAAAGCACCCAAATCTTCAGCGGGTGGAGGTGGTGGTGGAACATCTTGTTCAGTTATATAAGAATTAATATCTTTATATCTTTTAATTTCGTTAAGAATTTTAATATCAATTTTCATTTTTTTATCCGTTTAATAATTGTTTGATTCCTGTTGTTGTTTCAACTTGGATTTTTTTGTGTGTTCTCATTGTGTTATCAACTCTTTCAATTAGACCATCTTTCATTCTAACAGTGTAGCATTCACCTGTTTGTAAATCACATACTTGTTTAGTTCCATCACCCAAATCTTTTTCAGTTGTTTGAGCAGGTCTTCCTAAGTAATTTTCTAGAATAGTTTTTACACTCATATTGTTTTTTATTATAAATATCTTTATTTGATTAAAAATTTATCTTGTCACTGAATTATATAAATCAATTGATTTTTGTACTATTGATTCAAAATTTTTCAATTCTTCAGTACCAACATAAGCTTTGTAGTTGTTTTCACCTTCGTTAAAATTAGCACTGAGAGTTATTACAACAAATTTTGTTATGTCAGCAGTATTATTTTGTAATTTCAATGAAGTAGGATATCCTCTCCATCTTTCAAACATAAAATTAAGTTGATCATTTAAGGTGTCAAAGAATACCATAGGATTTTTTTGAGGTGTACAGAAAAACTTTTTAGATTTTGAAAAATAAGCTTCTGATGGCCCCCAATCTTGATTTAAGGTTATACCAGCAAAATTATTTGCAAATGACTCAATAATAGTTTCTCCACCTGATATAAAATAAATCCTTGCAAACATACAATATCTTAGTAGAACACTATCAGTTTTACTTGCAATTTGATTAACAATATTTTGTAGTGTTTCATAACTACTAGGTGCTGTTCCAACTACATAAGTACTGTATTTAGTTGATGCTGTACAATTTTGGTCTAAACCAACTGCGTTCAACTTAGTTGGTGTTGTTGTTCTTGTTGTTACACTATTAGTACTTAATTTTTTCTGAGCAGCATCTTTTTCTTGTTTATTTTTTTCAATGATTGTTTTTACTAAATTTTGTTTTAAAGATTGTAAAAAATTATCAATTTTTGGTAACGCAGCTGTTGGTTGTCTTATACCTGTAAATCTAGTTGAAAACATACCAGGTCTTATACTATGATTAACCTCTAAAATCATATAAGGTCCACTGAACATTGGAACATTTCTCAAATTGAAGTACATAGTTGGTTGTATCAAAGCATTACCCATCATATCAACGTCACAACTATAACTTCTATTTTTATATAAGTTATATAATGAAACACTTTGAGAAGAACCTGCTCTATTATTCCCTTGGTTTGCTAACATATTAGTAGCTTCTAAAGATTCTGATGTTGCTTTACCAGCATCTTGTCCAACATTGAAACTTATAAAAATACCTTGATTTTGAGGACCAATATCAACATTGAAACCAACTACTTTATTTGACATATCCCAATCTGTTTTTCCTATTTGATTTTCAATCAATGGATTATCACTGGCACGTCTTAGTTCAAAAGCATCACTTCTTTTTCTGTAGTCAACATTATTTTTTAAATCTAATTGTTCAGATGGTTTTCCACCATAAAAACAAACCATTTTGGCTGACGACTCTCTATAATCAACATTTAGATAAGTACCAAACATAGTATTAGCAAAATCTAATGTACCTTCAATTTTCGGTTTAGGATTTTTTACCGCATCTTGTACACCATAAAAATTAACATAAGATGGTATATTCATAACAACGAAATTGTTTTCAACCAAAATACTTTGGACAAAAATCAACATTGTTGTTTTGTTAACTTCCCTCTCAATTAACCCTTGTAGTCTATCTTTTAATTTATAGATATCAACTAATACCTTATCTCCAATATTTCTACTTGCTCTGTCTAAAAGTAATACATCTTCAAATAAAGTTTTGGTTTTAAAATCACCACCAGCAATCCATTTATCATTTAATGCTTTAAACATTTCCCACATTTCTAACTTAGGTTGTGGTTCTCCTTGTAATACACTTTGGTCTCTTTCTTCAGGATTAAGTTGTATTGCATCTAGGGAATTACGGACATCAATCATAGTTGAATCTATAATCTTATTCATAAATCCATCAACTTTATTCAAATAATCACTCGTAGCTTGATAGAATGTTGATGAGTTATTACTATTAGTTGAATTAGGTTCTGGGGTATATGAAGATGGTGTAACTCTATCAAATGTAGTTATAAATTGAGCATCATTTGGATTAGTTGAAGTAGAACCAAATAAACCCGTAATTGTTTGATTTACTAAAGTAGTGTAGTATATTTCCGAACCAGATACCGTATATACATTATTATTAGGTGGTAAATTAAAAGCTCCCTCAAACAATAAAACATTATCTGAGTTATAGTATGTTGTTCTAAATTTTGAACCACTTTTTTCTACATTCACAGTTCCACCACTTTTTAAGAATGCTGTTGCAACAACACTATTGGTTGGTTGGGTTGTGTTCGTTTGTTGTGGTGGTATATAGTTTGATTGAAATTGGTTTAACTTTTGTGTTGCATAAATTTTTATTATAGGGGCAAACAACTGAATGTTTTCAGGAGTGAATGCTATATTTAAATCAATGAAAAAGTCAGTTATATACGAACCATTGTTTGTGTATTTTAATTCAGGTATTTCTGAAAATCCAACATATGTTTTAAGTGTAGACCACGCTTGTGGAAATGAGTTTTGTGAACTAGTCAAAGTTCTTGACCCATTACTCCTTGGTAAGGCGTCCGGTGTTGCTACGGTATATTTTGACCACTCGTATGGGTCAGTTAAAGGAAGATTAGAAAATGTTGTAAAAAGTTTTCTATCGTAATTAGATGGATTTCCAAATTTAAATGTTACATCAAAATCTAAAAACGTTTTTAATTGAGTTATAATATTACTGAATTGTGCTGTTTGTACTTCTTTAACATATTCAACCCCTGTGTTTCCTGTAATTTTTGGTAGAATCAATAGATTCCTCATTAGTTGTTGGAAGTTTCTAGCACTTTTTTCTAATATAGTTTCCCCAATTTGTTGTGCGGTTTTCTTCAATCCATCTAAAAAACTTATTATTTCAGAACTATTGTCTTGGTTATTTGTACTTGTGGATAGAGTTATAGTTTCAGATGGATTAACTGTTAAGTCGTCTTCATAGTCATAAACTGATTTAGAAAATCTTAAAAATTCTTTTTCAAATCCATCCATTATTTCCTTTTCAAAAACAGAAAATAGTTCGTCTATTTTAGAATATTCTTCATCAAAACCAGTTAACGTAAAAGCATCTTGAAAAGTATCCGCAGTTAATACCCTCTTAAGGTATTCGTCAGGTTTAACTTTCTTGATTCTACTATTATCAAAATAACCATAGTTAGGTGCTGTCCAAAATAATCTTACCGCACCATTATGTACTGAAGTATTTCCAGTTACTTCTTGAATTAATTTATTGTTGTTGTTGAAACACTCATTTTTAGTTTGATTAAACAATGTACCACTTGATGGAAGAACATACATGAAGTTTTTATCATTAGTATCCACACTCAAAGACCAAGGTATTATTCTCAAATCTCTTTGTGGATTATTTGGGTCAAAACCTTCAACTTCATTAATTATTGCACTACTTGCATAATACATTGATAGTCCAGAAAAATCTAAAGCATTTTGAATATTAGTACTATTATAACCAACACTTGTTGCATTTGTTACCGAGAACAATGCTGTAGTTCCTGTCTGTGCTGGTGTTATTTGATATGTACCAACTCCCCCTGGACTACCTCCAATTTGTGATATAATCGTTGTGTTTGGTAATAAATTTATACCGGCTAATGTATAACCGGGTTGTATTGTGGCAGAATTTACTTGTGTAATTGTTAAAGTTGTTCCTGAAACAAAACAAGAACCATTTATTTGTGAGTTTGATTGAATTATTTCATATCCATTTAAAAATACATTGAAATCATTAATCAACTTAGGGTAAAATCCAACATTGATTAAACTTGATGTTTCAGTACCCACAAAATTATTATCTTCAAGTACAATATCAACTGGTGAATTGTTTATTGTTAGATTATAAGTTTTAGTTGTTGCAGATGTAATTGGGTCATAATTTGTGATGTACTCAAAACTTTTCCAAGAACTATCTAAAATATCAACATTTTCCTCAACAAATTTTTTATATCTATGCCATACAGAACCTAACTTTAATATCCAAGCATATGGTACTTTATGTACCGCTCCAAATTTCTTAATTGTTGCGAAAATATAATCCATGAAAATGGTACTATCATTTTCGTATTTTGTATATTTTTCTTTAAGAGTTGATAATGGTAAACTATTGATGAATAAATAAGCCGCAGCTGTGTAAGGATTTTTGTCGTAATTTCTAAAATTTTTAATACCTTGTTGAATTGAGTTAACAAAATATGGTGTGTTCAATATAGATGTCGTTTGTCTAAAACTAGTACCACCACTATAATTAGAATATCTAATAACTCCTTCAGTTACTATTTGTTGTTCAGGTTTTCTTCTAAAAAAACCTATAAATTGAAGACTTGATACTTGATTATTTTGATTTGGGTTTAGATTTGGTTCATTCCCATTCTCTTGTGCAAAGGTTGTAAAAGGTCTTGCAACGGTTTTATTAGTCGTTGGAAGAAAATTAGAAATGATTTTATTGGTACTATTGTATTTTAAAACTTCAGGTGTTTTAAAAGCCATTTCAGCCGAGTCTACCGTAGAACTTTGAGCCAAATATTTTTTTATCCAATTCTTATTTGTAAATGGATAGGTGTCAGTAAAATCAAATTTAATATTAGTTGATGAACTAATAAATTCTTGAATCTTGTTTTCGTCACTTAAAGTAATTACAGGTTGTGTGAATTTTTCATTTAGTATATCAGCATTCAAAAATTCAAAACTAGCATTATTAATTGTATTTTTTATATATTTTGTATTAAAAATACCTCTAATATAATTTTGCCAACTTTCACCTGTACCACCATTAGAAAATTGTCTTAATAGTTGTAAGAAATTAGCTGATGTAATTGTGTAATTTTTAAGTTTATCAACTATAAACGGTGAACCATTACTTAATCCATTTTTTATGTTCGTTTTTTCACATTCCGAAATTATTTTGATAATTGGACTAACAAAACTTGGTGCATCCTCCACTCTTGAGAGTTTAGAATAATTAGCCAAATAAATCATTCTTTCGTAAATTTCATAGAAAAATTTTACTTCCTCTTTATTACTGAAAACATAGTTACCTATTGGGAACTCAATTGCATTAAACGATACACGTTTAACTTCCGTTACCTCATTGTTATTATTTTGTTCTGCTGGAGGACTTTTTCTTTCTGTAAATCCTTTGATAAATTCTTCAACAAATTCAATTTCCGGCCACACATCAAGGAGATAACCCTTAGTTTTAGATATTACTGAAGAATCACCTGGATAACGTAACTCATATTTTTCATGTCCATTTTCACCAGTTGTTTCTTCAATGTATTGTGGCCACGGATAAATTGGTGTATTTGAAACATCTCCATTGTTAAATGTTTCTTGTGAAGCTCCAGCTGTCTGATTATTTAAAATTATTTGTTTTCTTAATTTGTTATCACTTAATTCCCACGCTTTAGTGTGAACATCATCCATCATTCTCAGGAAAGCTTCACCACTGGCAAAAACAACCGCTAATATATTTCTGATGTTTGGTATAAAACCAATTCCTTCACTTTTGTTTTCTAATAAATTTGTGAGAGCCGTAGTTAATTGTTGTTCTATCTGTTCTCTAATAACTTTTAAGTCTCTACCCATTTTCTCGGTTAAATCAATGAAAGTATTTGGACCTTCAAAAACATAGAAATTTGTTACAGGTAATTTAGTTCCATTTTTTGTAGTCACAGAACTACTATTAATTTCAAAACTTTGTGTAATTTGTTTCTTTAACTCAGCTTCTTGTTGTGGGGTTGGTGATGTTCCCTTACGTTCAATATATGTTTGTTTAACATTAATGTTTGATGAATTAATGTCTATGTTGAAAATAAGAGGTGTTATTGGGTTTGATACTTTTACAAAAAATTCTTGCCCACTTATTTTATATGAACCCTTTAGACCAACTGTTGGGTTATCATTTAACTTTTTATTAAATTCTTGAATAATCGCATCCAAGTCAGTTATTGCAGCTTGTCTTAATTCAGGGGTATTTAATTCTTTTTTGAAAGTATAAACTTTAGTTTGGGCACTGTTGTTCAATATATAGAAATTATTTTTATCCATATATTTGTTAAACCATGAAATTCTACCCGCAGTATAATAGTAAATAGAACCTTGATATTCTCTCAAAGCTTTTTGATAATCATCACAACCTGATATTGGTTCTAAATTTTGTTTTGTGAAAGTATCTAACTTATTTTTAATAAAGTTATCAAGTGTTTCTTTAAGTTGTACTAAAGTAAGTTCAGGTAAATCATCAGGAATAAGTCCCTTAGATTTATATTCACTGTAAAGTTCTTTAATTTTTTGATAACCTCTTTCGGTAATAGTTTCATTGACTTTTACTAAAGTTGATGGACCACCACTACTTGATTGTCTTGAAATTCTAGTTTTATACATATGAGGAGCAGCTATCAAAGCAGCCATACTCAACTCACTTAAAATTGTATATTTGTAGGTATAAAACAACAAATCAATTTTGAAGTTTCCACTATCAGGCTGATACCTTGCATTAAACTTTTGTAACATTAATCCCATTCTTACTGCTTTACCATAGTATCCTTTTATAGTAAGATAAAACAAAGGATATGGTAAATTAAAAAATGCAGCATAGGGTGAGTTATCCCCAGACTCAAACAAAGCTCTACCTTTTACATCCACCAATTCCATTGATATTGTTGGCATAAAAGCAGTTGTTTGTCTAATATTAATTGATGTTATTCCCAATAAACCATTGTCAACAGAACCTGGTTTTCCACCAGATTGTGTTGTTTGTCTAATGTAAAAATCATTATCTCTATTAGGATTTTTAATTGATGTTTGTTTTGGTTGATTAACGCCTTCACCAGTTACAGTCCCTTTACCTGTAATTTCATCAGTCCAAGATGTATCTAAAAAAGTTTTACCTCCAGGTTTCAAAAAATTAATAGATGCAACTGAAATAGTTTCAATAACATCGTTGGGAGAAACTCCAACAGCTAACTTAGTTCTAGGTAAAACTTTACACTCCAAATTAGCATACATTACAAGATTTTCATGTTGTACTAATCTTTGTTTTGCATTACCATTTTCATCTATAATTTTGTTTGGGTCAATGACAATAATGTTGTTATAGTCAAATTCCACTAATATATTTTCTTGTTTATCTACCATAATAGAATAAATGATCGTCCAATTGATTTTTATAGTCTTGTAATGAAGCTACTAAAGGAAATGGAATAGTCAATATAGAACCATCAGGTATGTTCCATTCAACTCCCATAAATTGAGGATTTGCTTGTAATATTAACCACCCAAAAAGAGGTGACCCATAATATTGTTGTGAAACTTTATCTAAACGAGACATTCCAATTTTGTAAATATATCTCTTATCCGTACTTTTAGAGGGTAAGGTGATATAAGGAACAACTGTTTGTTCACCATTAATTACAAAGTCTTTATATCTATTATAGTTTTGTCTAGCCATTTTTAGTTAAAAGTATTTTTGTCATCAAAATTAGTTTTATTAGCTGGGTTTCCATTTTGAGAATTGTACAAATTTTGTATTTTACTTTCTTCAGCAGTGAAGTTTCCAACCGTTGTGTAATTTAATTTTCTAGGTTTTTTAGGTTCATACATTTTTGTAGTTAATCCATCTATCAATACTTTGAAGTTTTTATCTTTTCTCAAATCCTTGAATAGGTTTTCCTCTTTTTTAAGTTCTTTAGTATAATCATCATCCAAATTGTTTATAATTTTTTCAAACTTGTTTTGTAAATTGACTGGGGTTTTCCAAGTTTTCAACTCCTCCCCTTTTATAATACTATCAACAAATTGTCTTTTTTTATTCTTATCAGTCAAAATTCTACTTAAAACCATAAACAATATTTTATCACTAGAGGTATTAAATAAATCAGGTAACAATACCTTAAAGTCTCCATTTCCATATAATGTTTCATCAATAGTTTTTCCATCAGCAACATTGGGTCCAAAAGCTAACTGTTTTGAATACATAATATCATTAAATCCAGTTGTTTTGTCCATAATTACATTTTCTAATTTCCCATAATCAGTTTGTAATTGAGTATATGAATCACCAACTAAAGGTGGGGTTAGAGGTATTCCTGTTAAACCATACATTCTCGGTTTTCCAGTTTCCAAAATTTTACCATCTAATTTATCTAATACCACATTTAATTTTCTGATTATTTGTACGTAATTTTGTTCAACACCAACAAGTTCTTGCATTGTTGTTGCAATACCATTTTCAAAAGTTGATTGTAAATCTTGGATGTATTTTTTTAAGTTTGCTTGAATTAATGGAATTGGTGTTATTGCACCATTATAAATTTTCTTTAATTCAGCAATAATTAAATTAGTTCCATCATCAATATCCTTAATTATTTGAGTGAAAGCATTTTTTACATATTCTTGGTATTCTGGTTTACCATAAATTTGTATTGGTTTTTTACTACCACCTAAATTAATGTCACCTTTAAAATAATTTCTATTAGCATCTAATAATTGTACAACACCATAGTTGTAATTATTATTTATACTTTCCAACTTGTTAGTTACTAAGTTAAAGTAGTTTTTAGTCTCAGTTAATAATGAATCCATTATCGTTGAATATGCTGTTTCACCAGTTTGTCCACCAGTTACAGGTATATTTGTAATAATATTTCCAATAGTGTTACCCCCAGGATTTGGTTGTGGTACGGCTGCCTGATTTGTTGTAACTGGAGGTAAATTATTAATTAAAGCATCAACAATTTCTTTATCTAATTTTGAAGTATCTTCAGTGGCAGTAGCTCTTTCATCATAAACTTCAGTATTTGCATAAAAATTAAATGATAAAGCATTTTGTAATTCTTCAACTGGTTTGGCAAGACCCATACCACCAATAATATTGAAGTCCAAACTTACACTTACAATCATTGGTTGAATCCCAATACCTTCAGGATTCATATCAAAAGTTATTGGGTCATAAGAAAATGAGACCGAGTTTGGAACAATTTTAGTATGGTAAAAATCTCCTATTCTTAATATTAATATAGGTGGTGCACCAAAAGCAGTGTTTAATGAATCATTGTATTTTGGTTTACCATCTGTCCCAATTATTGGAATAGTTTCACCAGGACGAACACATTGATTTAAGAATGTAAGTCTAGCATTCAATCCTTCAGGGGTCATTGAATGGAAAGCAGGATTAAAATATTTTATTTTTTCCTTGAATGAAGCATAGACCATTGGAGCAGATTCTTCAATCAATTCAAAATAATCACATTCGGTCAATAAGTTTCTCAAAATTCTTTTACCTATACCTTCTTTTAATTTTTTCTGTACATCAACATTTGGTTGTATTCTAGGTATTGGTTTCAATTGAACTGTAGGTTCTACTTCTGGATTACCTTGACCAGTGTTGGTTGTAACTTCAGGTTTTGGTGGTATTTCTACTTTAATACTTTCAATTTTAACTCTTCTACATGCCATAGCATTGACAGAGTAAATCTGTGAATTTGTTGTAACTGTTCCAGTACCACCTGTAATATTTTCTGTACAATTTACAGGGAATCCAAAATCACCTCCCTCACCAGCTTTAGGGATTGATATTGTTTCACCACTGGCAGATTGTTTAATACTAAATTGTTTGTTATCAATATATTTTTTAAGATTAGCATCACCGATAGTGTAAGTTTCAAAAAACTTTAATACTGAATCAACCCTTCTTTTAGAAAGATTAACATTGTAATCAGCACTACCTGGGGCAGAGGCTGAACCAACCATATTTAATGTTACTCTGTTATTTGGGCTTTCAGACAATATCTGAAATACTTTTGTAATGAAATTTCCTTCGTTTATTGCAATTTTATTATAGTTTGATATTATTACAGTATTGAAAAAATCTGTAGTTTTAGTTGCTCTACTACAATATTCAGTGTTATTACTTTTTGAACAAAAAGGAGATGTTGGTGCAAAAGTATTATTAGATAAAGTTTGATATTGAGTTATAAATGATGGTGCAGTATAAGCTGCGTAAGTATCTTGGTAAGATTGACTAGACACAACACCACTATTCGGTCCGGGTACATTATCAAAGAAATAAAAAGCAATGCCCTCAAATGTTGTTTGTATTTCATTAACTCTTGGGTCTGTTTTTTGTTCTGTTGTTACAGCATTTCCTAATGCTGCGTCTGTTTTTTTACCAGTACTAGTTTGTTTCGGTATTTCGGTAACAACTTTTTGATACTCCTCACCGGTAAGTCTTGGGTTATTAAGTACTTCTTGATAAGTATATAAATCAGAAAGTGGTATTGTGTTGAATTTTTTTGCTAATTCATAAATGTCATATTTAACACAACCAGCAAAAAATGAATCCAAAATTGAATTAATTTTTGGATTATCAATACCTTTTAATTGTTTATCTACTAATAGGTTAACAACTGATGGATTGTCAACAATAATTTTCCAAGAAATATTACCTTTTCTAGTTGTATCCTTGTATGTATAAATTGGTTCAGGTCTTCCTAAGAAACTAGTTGAGTTGAAACTAGCAGAACTTGAATCACTGAATTTAATGTCGTATGGTGGAAACCACATCACTCTACCACCATTTGGTCCTTTCTCACAAGCTGGTAAATCATCCCAGGTGAATCCTGGTCTAGAAGATGTCCTCCAAGCTAAATTCTCAATTGAGAACATGTATTTTTTTGCAACTAAGTTACCTTTAGCATCTAACTTGATGTTTGTTGAACCTTCACCTTTAATTGGTGCAATGTTTAAATTATATGTATTGTCAAAGACTGAATTGGTAAATCGTCTTCCACTTGTCGTAATACCATCTGTTTTCTGTAAATCGTTATATGTGTAATAAGGAGTATCTTTAGTAAATACCCTACAATATTCAATACCTCTTTCTTGACCAGTTGTGTTATCTTTGTAAGACAAAACTTGTGAACCTTTAGTTATTTCTTTATACCCATCATTGAAAACTTTACTTACTTGATTGATTGCATTACCAACATGTTTTAGTTTAGTAATACCAGCAACATTATCTGCTGAGTCAATTAATCTTTGTGTTTGGTCTAAAATGGAACTTTCTTTAAAAGTTATATTCGTTGACTCATTCTTTTGGTATTGTGATGTAATTTGATTAAATTCAGAATCTAATGAACCTTTACCACCACCAGGTGTTGCTTTGAATCCTGCAGCACCTTTATATTTAGGTGATGTCCATATAAATTGACCATCAATCCCACCTTCATTTGAAAATGATTTACCAGCTAAACCAAAATTAAGTTGGTTTTCATTACCTTCATATAAAATACCCAATTCAGAAGGACCATAAACTGAGGTTTGTATTTGTTTTCCAAATGGGTCAACAGGTATTTGGTTTGGTGGGGATGTTATTGTTGATGGTTCAGCAGTTCTACTACCTACATAATATCCACCTACTAATGTTCCGTTGTCTGGATTTATCGCATTAGCAATTAAATTAACCACAGCCTGACCAATACCTAATATACCACCAAAATTTTTATCATAAGATGGTTGGTATCTATTATAACTTATACTTCTGAATAAAACTGAACGTTGTCCATTTCCAGTGTTAGCTAAAAATAATTCAGATGGATTTCTAGTTTTGTTTAATATAGGGCCTAAGAATCCTCCAGTTAATTGGTTAGCAACATTCAATGCACCACTAATTTGTGTTGATGCACCACCACTTGGTTCTACTTCGTTAAAGTAATTTCCAGGTATTGGAGAAAAAGGTAATATTGCACCTGATAAATTTGTAACAAATTCAGCTCCAGCAACTATAGGGTTTTCAGGGACTGTAATTCTATAACTTTTATATATCAATGGTTCTTTACCTGTCGCCAATAAAGCCACTTCAAATGGGTCAGATAAAGCGTCCAAATTGACAACCCCAACACTTCGTTGATATAATTCTGCATCAACTCTTGCTTGGAAAGCGTCCCTCAAAGACATAGCCCCCAACTTGGCTAAAAAAGAATCTTGTGATAAAAGACCATTTGAACCAGTTGGGTCATTTGATAATAAAATATTGTATGGTGAATATGTTGATGGAATAAATGTTGGTGGTTCCCAATATGGTGTGTAAATTTTATTATTGTTTTGAATATTATCAATAACAACCATACTATTAAATCCACCAATAGGTCCATATCTATTTTCTATGTAAGCAGCATCAATATAAAATTCATTAACTAAATCTAAAACAGTATCATTAGGGTTATATTCACCTTGATTAGCATCAACAGGTAGTAGTCCACTTACTATTGCTTGTTGAAACCCATTGTTAGGTCCATATTCATTCAAAGTTGAATTTACATTTACGAATGGATTGTTTGCTATTAAATCATTCGGAGAGTCAACAACGTTAAAATTAGATACAGAAAATTCATAATTCTGTTGTCCTGAAGGTGGTGTATATGCCCCTGGTATATTATAAGGTGCTAAGTTTCTTGCAATTAAACTATTTCTGAAACTAGCACTATTAGTAAATGATAAAATACTATCTGACATTTTGTTATTTTAATATAAATAGGTCTTAATGAATTTTACTATTGTTTTGTTTTTTGTTTTTCAGCTTCGGCTATTGCTTTTGCTATCTCTTGACTAAACTTACCTTCATCAATCATTTTTCTTATTTCAGCTTCTGTAATGTTTGTTGGTAATCCAGTAAAACTCAATTTTATTTCTAAAGGTGCTGTAAATTTAACATCAGTCGTTGTAGTTTCGGGACCTTTGGGTGGTGTTAGTTCTTTAGATTTTTCAGTTGTGGCTGTTGTCGTAGCCGCGGCTGTTGCTGTGACTGTAGTAGCTTTCGCTTGTGCCGCAGTACCATCTAATGTTCCTGATGTTTTCTTTACTGTTTCAGATGTCTTAAAGAAACTTTCACCAAGATTTTCACTCTTGGCTACAAGTTCACCAACTTTGGTAGTTAAAGTTCCCATTATATTTATCAATGGGTTACTAGATTTACCTAAATCATCAAAAGCTAATTTAGCACCATCAACGGCTTGACCGAAAGCTCCTTTGAAATAATCTTCAGTACCTTTTTCAGCTTTAGACAATCCTCCCATAATATCACCACTTTGAACTCCTTTTATTATATCTTGGGCTATCTTGTCCCCAGCATCCCTCATTCCTTTTACTTGTAAATTTTCACCACCTAATATTTTTGGAAGTGCTTCAGTAAGTTGGATACTTGCTTGGTTAGCTTGTTCTTGAGTTTCTGAACTGGCAACCGCAGCACCCATTCTATTTGCAATAGAATTTACATTTGCGGCCATTCTTTCAGTTGTAGTTAATTGTTCCTTAGCTAACTCCTCCATTGATTTAGGCTTTGATTCTTTGATAAATTTTTCATAAACTGCGGGTTGTTCTTGAAACAACTTCATAGCTTCATCAATACCTAAATCTTTATTGTCAACTCTTAACATATATTCCCCACCTTCACCCATCTCAGCCATATTTGCAATAAACTTTTTCTGGTCTTCCGAAAATGCGTCAGGGAAAGAAATCTTTTGTAGTTTGTCATCCATTTCTGCAGCAGCCTTGGCCATCTTAGCAAAAGCTTCAGGTTGCATACCCAATGCTCCGGCTACTTCTTGTAGTTGTCTTTTGGCACCTGGTGCAATTTGGAATGATTTTGTTTGTTCATTAAATTCAACAAATGTTTTACTCATTTCAGCAATTTGGTTCTGAAGTTCCGCTGGGTCATTTTGAGCTAAATCCATCAATCTCAGTGGGTCTAACAAATCACCCTGAGCCATACCCAATCTTTGGAGTGCAGCAGCCATCTCTATAGCACTTTCAGGTTCAAAAGCTTTTTGCATAGTGTTTGCAATATCACTAACACTAATTCTCAAACTTGTTGCTTGAGTCACCATTTTAGCCAATCCTTCTACACCACCAGCAAAATTATATTTGTCCATCAATCCCATATTTTGGACAACTTGTTGTGAAACAACTTGGGCGTTAATACCTTGAGCTCTTGCGGTGTTAACAACCTTCTCCATATTTTGACTTATCTGATACACAGAAAATCCGGCATCTTTGAAACTGTTTGCCAATGTTTTAACCCCAACTCCTGTAACTTCAGTTGCTGCGTATAATTTTGAGTATGATTCACTTGTTAAAATCATATTTCTATTAAGTGCTGAACCAATATCTTGAGCAATTTGTGCAACATTACTCAATTCACCACCCATCAGTTTCACACTTGTAACAGCATCAGCCATAGACGCTTTCAACTCAACAATTCTATCTCTACCAGTACCAAAAGATTTTAATACATTTACTGCACTCCTTTCATATTCCTTTATTGTTTGGTCAATAGAGGAAGCCATAAAGTTAGTAGCAAACTGAGTTGCAATTGTTTCAGCATACTTACCAAAAGCCTTAAAAATATCATCAAAGTTTTTGTTTTCTTCCATTTAAATTAGGTTTACTATAAATACACAAAAAGACTAATTTTGGGATTAGTCTTTAGGTGTGTTCTGTTCTATTATTAAATTTATAAGATATTTTCTAGCATATGTTGGCATTGATAAAAAGTCACTCCAAGAAGTTCTTAGAAACTTTGCCATTATGTAATAATCATCCAATAAAAATTGTCTATGTCTAGAAGAAAGGACGAAAAAATTCAACCCCAAAAGTAACATCAAATGTTACTTTCTCTCCTGAAGGGGCTTGAAGTGTTTTGGTTAAATCTAAAGAAGGTTGATTTTCTTTCACAAAATTTCTTATGTGTTTTGAATCCGCTATTGGTAAATTTTCAACAATCAAAGCGATATTTGTTCTGTCTGAATTACCATCTATTTCTTGTATTAATTTATTTAATCTCCAAGTAATTTTTGGTGCAACTCTTCCAACTGGATATTGTTCAGCCATTTTATCTAATTCAACAATTTCACCATAAGTTAATGGTTTCAATTTAACTACTGAACCTGTTTTAGGAAGTGTTGTAGTTAAAAATCCATTCTCATCAGGTTTAACTTCAGTTTGTTTAATCCTCATTTCATCTAGTAAGAGGTCAACAGTGAAAAGTTTGTTAGTTGCTGGGTCAGTAAGTTGAACTTGGTATTCAGGACCAAATGCAGTATTTCTTAAAAATATTAAAATCGCTTCAATATCTCCTTCTAATAATTCTTCTGGTCTTATATCTGGTTCGTATATTTTATTTCTTAATAACGTTAGAATTATATTACCACCATTAACTTGACTACCACCAACCAAAAAGTTTTCATCACTAGCAGTTAAGTACCCCACTTTAATAGCTTTCTTTTTTGATTTATAAAAAATTCCTTGTGAAGGAAGTGGAACTAAGTCGTGAGGAAGATTAAAATTTGATTGTGCAATTTCTTCAATATTCATAATATTTTTTATTTACAAAATAAAAAAAAATTCCTAGATGTACATAATACATTTAGGAATTTTTTATGTAATAAAATTTATTTTAGTATACTAAAATACAACGATCCATTCTCAAGTTAACACTGATGTCAGCTAAAGCATCAGTACTATAACCAAGAGAACCAAAGTCAGCACTTGTCATCCAAGTACCCTCTAATATCCATTTTTCTACAACAACACCAGTTGGGTCTAACATTTCTAAATCAACGTTTTTCTTATAACCAGCAGCATAACCCATACGACCAGTTACTGATTCAGCACAAAGACGCATCCACTCCATAATAGCTTGAGATGCTGAAGGTCCGATAGGGTCTCTTAACTTAATACCAATTTCATTCCATTCAAAACGACCAGCAACATATGTTGAAGTGTTTAAAAAAGGAATTGGAATAGAGTTAACTTTAATTGAAGGTCTTTTAGCGGATTCAACAAACCACTCATTGATACCTAATGATGATGGAAACCTTAAAATAAACCTATTCTGTCTTTTCGGTTCGTAAGGTACCGGCATTTTCATTAATAAATCAGCCATTTTATATTGTTTTTAATTTTTATCTTTATTTTAATAAATATCCTTGTTATAAGTTTTTTCTATTTACTTTTTTTGAAAGTATTTTTACACTTACAATATAGAATATAGTTATATAACTATTATATATAATAAATATATTATTTTAATATTTTTTTAATTATATTAATTATTTTATATTCTAATTGTAATTCTTCTTCATCTGGTTTATATAGTTTTTTCTTACCACCATATGTTGAAAATATTTTAACATCTTTCACCCCCTTACTCATTGCCTTAATATTTCTTGGGTCATCGTCAGAAAATCCAATCATAGGTACAAATCTATTTCCAATTTCGTTTTCAATTTTCTTAGATAATCTCATATTAAGTTTTTCAGCCTGATTGTGAGCATATTGTTTAAAACTATTCATAGCTCTAATTTTAGCTTCTTCCGGATTTGTTGCTGAACCCTCACCATAAGAAACTGGATAAAATCTACACATTCTAAGATATTTCATTATTTCAGTTTCTTTATCTCTTGGTGTTTCCCCAGCATGTTCTCTCATTTTAACAAGTGATTCATATAATTGGTCAGAATCAATACCACCTCTGTTTGAATCAATAAGTTTTTTTACACCTTTCATTAGTGTCATTGGATGGTGTCCTCTGGCAGTAATAATAGAAAATAAAGAACCGTTATTAATTGCTTCAACAAAGTCAGGCCAAGCAGCATCTACAGCTAATTTAGCACTCATAACATCTTTTAAAAATTTACTATCACCATCGGTTTTGAAATCTCTAAAAGGATTTGGTGCAAAATCAACAATTGTAAACCCATTATAATCAAATGGTTTTTTTCCTATGTCAACTCTATGTTCAGCAAAGTCTTCTGTACCCATACCAACTTCTTCACCATCATCATCTAATAGATAAATCTTAGTTGGCATGTACATTAAGTTATCATCCCAATCAAAAGCATAATATTTCATAGGGATTTCTCTTTCTTCAATTTCTCTTAAAAGTTCAATAATTCTGTTTCTCATACTAATAAATATGTGTTAATTAAAAAAGGGGGAGATTTTGTCTCCCCCAATTTGATTATCTATTTTGTTTAGATATTTTCGAACGATGCACCAGTTGGTGTGATGTAGAAAGTAATATCTATAAACTCTAATGATTTAGTAGGTTTGATATAGATTTTACCAGTTAATTGATTTCTATCTAAGTCAGCTGGGTCTGAAGAAACTGTTACACGGAAATCGTATAAACCTCTATCTCTTCTGATTGCGTCTAAGATTGGATTAACCGCATCTAAGAAATCTTGTCTTACCTTTGCATCATTTTGTTCAAATAACAATCTTACAGAAACTGCAGAGATTAATTTACGTGCTTGTAATAACAATCTTCTTACATTAATTCTATCTAATGCTGATTCTCTTACTTGAAGTGTTTTATTACCCCAAATTACAGTTCCCACATCAGAGAAAGTAGCAATAGGATTGATTCTACCTTTGTATAAAGTATCTCTATCTTCTTGAGTAAGTTTCTTTCTAGCTTTGATACCATTAACAATACCACGCGTATAACCTGCCGCAGCAAACCAAGGGAATGCAATGTTATCAGTTAATGCTAAGTTTCTACAAACCTCTGCTGTTGGTGGTATATAAACTTGAGTATTATTCACTGTATCTCTTGTCAAAATCCAAGGATAATAAGTTGCTGTGTAGTTAGAATCTATACCTGTGTTATCCAAGTTATCAACAGCTTCTTGAGGATAAATTAAATCAAGATTATCTGTTGTTGTTGGTACAAACATATTATAGTCTGGTGTTGTACAGATGTAAATTGAATCCGCTCTATCAAACTCAATCATTTCTATTGCAGCTTCAACAAGATTAGAGTGATTTACATAATCAATACCAGGAGTTGTAAATACATTTATATTAACAGCTTCAGGATTTGCAAATGTTTGTTGACCTAATAAGTATGCGTAGTAGTCAGAATTTGCAAAGTCAACTCTATTATCACCAACAGTGATTCTCTTGAATGCACCCCATCCAGTTGCTGTTGGATATGTAATTGATGTACATGCACCTCTTAGATAACCATTAGCACCTAATCTAAATCTATCAGTATTAGTTCTTGATTCTCTGTAAATGTCCCAGCCATCAAAACCACCTGCAACTAATAAAGTAAATTTACGTGCAAAAAGTCTATAGTATGGATTAGCTTCAGATTCAGGATCAGACGTAAATTCTGCCGCACCAACAAAGAAAGCTGGAGTTCCACTTGTAGAGAATACGTTAGAAATTGTGATAGCTGAAGCGTTAATGTCCATATGGAATCCTTTAGATTTATAAGGCCAATTATCACCACTTGTATCTGTACAAACATTCAATGGAACTTGTTTACCTTTATAAGCAAAGAAATCTGGGTCATATCCAATTGTATCAGAAATACCTAAATAAGTTCTTCTTACATTATCACCACCACTTCTTATAATATCATCAGAACCCGATGCAAGGCCGAATGGTGGATTATAGATAACTTCACCAGGAAAATCGTATTTAGTTTTGTAAATAGGGAATGGAGATTTAACACCAGCGTACTCTCTGAAATTATACCCTTCAAATCCACAAGGTAAAGCATCTATTGGTGCATCCTCGTTTAATTCTACCATAATATATTTAGAGTTCAATTGGTATTCACCATCAGTTGAACCAATTTTTTTAGCTATGAAACTATTTTCACTTGGATTCATTGTACAGTTTGTGAATTTTTCAATAACAACTGGATTTGAATCATTATCAAAATAATCTCTAACTAATACATCAAAAGTACCATTGTTAAAAGAAATATTTGCAATTGAAACTTTTACTTCAGTGTTTGCTGCATCACCATCTGAGATTGTTTTAAATCTGAACAAGTTGAAAACTTTATTACCTCTTAATTCAGAAACAACCCAAGGAGATTGTGGTGATTGATATTGTTCTAAATACCATCCGATTGAAGTTGGATTTTCGTTTCTTGCTTCAGGTAAACTTGTTAAGTTACAATTCAATCCTCTGATATAACCTTTTCTATAACCATAATTTAACAAACTTTGGAATCTTTCTTCTAGGAAAAGAGGAACAACTGTTCTAGGTTTTGCGAAATTAGAGTAACCAAAAACTTTACCAATGTAATTTACATTAGAATTTGTGAATGAAGTTTCAAAGAAAAATGATTGACCATCGTTGTTTGTTACATTCAAACCAAAAGTAGCATAAGGATTTTTAAGTACTGTTGAATAAGTACCAGTACAATCAATAGAAACATCATTCAAGTTTTGTACTTCGTAAACTGCACCATTATCAGTACTATAGGTTGCAATACCTCTTGAACGTAATGTTGCGACAACTAAATCATCATAATCAGTGTAAGAAGTACCAGTATAAATGTAAGCTGTACCTGAAACAGTACCACTGAAACAATTTGTTATTGTTTGTGTAGGTATTGTCCCGGTATTTCCTGAAACACAAAAACCACAAGGATCTTGGAATAGTAGATTTACTGTCCATGCTGAAACTGCAGTACCATCTTCAGATGTTAATGTATAAGTTTGTGTTGTTGAACTGAAATTAAAATTGGTTGTAATTGCACTTGTTGTACCTGTTGAAGTTGTACTTGTCACACCTGTTGTACAAGCACTAAATACTATAGTCATCGCGGTTGTATCAGCTGTTGTTGCTGTGGGAGGAAGACAAACACTTATTGTATTTGTATTATAATTTATTGTACCCACAACTGTACTAATAGTTGATGAACTAACTTCATAACTTCCAAAAGATGCACAATTTGATTTAGATGATGTTAATGTTAATGAGTCAACATAGTTATAAAAAGAATAACCAGTATATTCACCACCACCAATATTATCAAAAGTTGCATAGTACCAAGTATCATTAATTGGGTCAGTGTAATCAGCTAAATCTGAACTTACATTATTAACTCCAAAAACATTTGTACTTGATGTAAAGGCAGTTAAAGTATCATAAGTTCCACCTGATATAGTACCAAAATAACTTATAGTATATGCTGATGAAGCTGGAGTGGCTAATACATTACTTATTTGTGTTTTCAAATCAGCATTGATTGTTGAAGTAGTTCCATCAAATTTTTCGTATGTACTTAATAAGTCACCTGATAAGAAACTAGGAATTTGATTTGTAAATGTTATAGTGTTTGGGTCGTTAGTACAACCAGTAAAGTCAATTGTATAACCAACAATTGTATAACCTGTACAATCTGTAACACAATTTCCCGTTGTAAATCCTGAACATTCAAACCCTACGGTTGATTGGTCAACATTTGCAACTGTTGTGATAGACCAAGAAGGTCCCGCATCATAACCTGACAATCCCAATATTCTAGTTACAAATAGTTGGTTGGATTGTTGCAAATAAGCCTTTGCAATATATGATGCCTCATATTTTGGTATTTGTGTGTTTATGAATTTTTCTGGTGAGGTATCACCGAAGAAAGCTGAGAACTCATCAAAGTTTCGGATGAAAATTGGTTCGAAGGCTGGACCTTTTAAAGTTTCACCAACAATACCCAAAGTTGTTACACCAACACTTTGTGACACAAAGCTTAAATCAACCTCTGATGTATAGACACCTGGTGATACGAAAACTTTTGTATTTGCCATTTTTTTTGTTGTTTAATAATTTATTTATTACATAAATATTAAACAAAAAAGTAAAATACTTGACTTTATGATATGTATATATAAATTGAGTAGAATATTTTCTACCTTTTTTCTACCATGGAAAAAAAAGAAAAAAAAATAAAAAATCTTAAAATATCATTAGAAGTTCATGATATATTGAAAAACTATTGTGACAAAAATGGTATAAAAATGTATAGATTTTTAGAAAGGTTAATTGTTGAGAAGTGTAAAGAAAAAAAAGATATTTACGGAGACAATTAAATTATATTACTAATTAGTGTAATACTACTATCTGAAAGAATATCCAATTTCTCAATTTCTAATTTTAATACATCCCCATTGTTTATTTGGATTGAATTAACATTAGTACCAAAAAAATTGTTGTTTATGTAAACATCATAGTTTTTGACATTACTTGTTGAGTCAACATTTATATTTGTTGTATAATCAAATTTTTCATTAACTATAGTATTTCCACCAACGAAGGTTGCTGCAAGTTCTATTTTATCATTTGGTAATCTTGTACTTTTACCACGACTTACAGTTCTTAATTCAGTCTCAACAACTTGTAAAACCCTACTAACTGCTGGACTTACCTCAAATTCATTTTCATCAATTAAGAATCCCAACATTGTAAATTCATAACTTTGAATATAATACTTTCTTTTTTCCATATCCATAACAGACTCGTCACTAATATTACCCATAACAATTGGAATATAGTGTCCTTTGATAACTGTATATGCTTGTCTTGATGAAAACTTTTCAATTATTATTTTGTTGAAAGCATTAAGTTCTCTCATTCTATTACAAACAATCTTAACTTGAAAAGTAATATCTACTGGTACTGGTTGTGGTATTTTGTAAATGTCCATACCAACCCTATTACCATCCCAAGTTGGAACTTGAGCATAAAAAAATAATCTTCTATTTGGTATTGTATAAAGAACCGCAGGATTTGTTCCATACTTAACTTCTGGAATTCTAATTACAGTTATAAATGGAGGTTCAACATTTTTGTCAATATTTTGGAAATCCCATGTTTGAACAAATTGAGCCCAATTTTGTGTTGTTAATATAATATCAACATTTGGTACAGTTTTTCCCTCAACAACTAATTTCAATTCATCTTTTACAAAATCTAAAAAACCACCATCCAAATCTGCATGTAATATTGATTTGGGTAAATAAGTACCATCTTTATTAATTTTATCTACTAACTCTTGTCTTCTTTCTAAAAGAATTTTTGACTCTGTTAATGGTATATTCTTTTTAATTTTTTTTGGTAGTGGCATAGATTATAATCCTCTAAATTCATTATCAACTACTGCTGAAGCAATTATTGTTCTATAATATGGTTTGTATCCACCATAATTGTGTTTGTTATCTGAAATAACCCTTCCATCGTTATTTACTGTATAATATCTAATTCTATCTTCAGTTTCATAGTAACCCAAATAGTCACCAAGATTTATATCAACTCCCAATTCATCTAATTGTTTCTGATAAATTGAAAACCTCATATTTCCAGGTTCAGTTTGATTTATTTTGTTCCCAACTATAGCTTTGTTTTCTGGTGCTGAAATTTGAACATAACCTTTAAGTTCTATTGGAGGTAAAAATTTTATTCCATCCTTTAATGCTTCACCATAAACATCGTCAGTTTTAGTTTTCATTCTATCTATTCGGTAAAGTACTACGGTAAAGTTCATATCACCATATAACCATTCCTCCCCCATAGAAATATCTAAGTTGTAATCTTCAACTCCAAAGAACTTTCCAATTCTTGATATGGGCATTCTATTATTCATATTGATAAATATTAAACTTTCAACTATTTTTATTATAAAATCTTAATTTGAGTTTATCAGGTAATACATCTAATCTTATAGAAATAAAAGCACTCGACATTTTAGAAAAATATACGGGTAGTAATAACTATATTTTAAAATTAAAATACCTAAAAGAAACTAACAAAAAGTTTTATCCCACACGCTCCCAAGCTGAATATATTACCAACTATTATAATGTTGAACCCAAGGTTGCAAAGAAGTGGGTTAACATTGAACCATACTTTGCAAAGAAAATTGCTGATGAAAAAAATATGTTAACTATTCCCACTGATGTTTGGGTTGAAAAACTATTGGTTGATAAAGATAAATCATATCATATTTGGGGTAAGTTTAACACAGGTGATACTATTACTGATATGTGGTTACCTAAAGCCGCTTTACTTAAAACACACAATACCACGGTAGTTGAAATTGATTACAGTAAATATGTCCATAGACCTCCACTTAATCATCAAAAGGTTGCAATTGAAAAGTTAGTTGGTTCTAAAAGATTTATATTAGCTGACGATATGGGATTGGGTAAGACCACGAGTACAATTATTGCAGCACTTGAAACTGATATTAAAAAAATATTGATTATCTGCCCAGCTTCTTTAAAGATAAATTGGGAGAGAGAAATAAGGAATTATACAGATAGAAGTGTTTATATTTCGGAGGGAAAAAACTTTTCTACTGCACACGACTTTGTAATTGTAAATTATGATATTCTTAAAAACTTTTATGACTTAAAAGATAAAGAGAATAGTCCAATTACAAAAGCTAATTTTGATTTAATAATAATAGACGAGGCACATTATATATCTAATCCCCAAGCACAACGAACAAAATTAATCAATAGTTTAGTTAAAGATTCTGAATACCTTTGGTTGTTGACTGGTACACCAATGACATCAAGACCAATAAATTATTACAATTTATTGAATCTTATTGAAAGTCCTGTTGCCCAAAATTGGATGGCTTATGTCATTCGTTATTGTCAGGGTTACCAATTCAAAGCGGGTAATAGAAAAGTATGGAATGTGAATGGTGCTTCTAACTTGGAGGAACTTAGAGATAGAACATCAAGACAAGTTTTGAGAAGATTAAAAGAAGATGTTTTGGATTTACCTGAAAAAATTATTACCCCAATTTATTTGAGATTAAAATCAAAGAAATATGAAGAATTGATGGGGGAATATTATGAATGGTTTAACAAGAATCCAAATGAATCACAATCATTGACAGTTCAATTCAATAAGTTGATGAAAGTGAGACAAGTTATTGCTGAAGAGAAAATAAATAATACTATTGAGATAGTTGAAAATATTTTGGAACTCGGTAAAAAAGTTATTATATTCACAAATTTTACTGACACTTTACATAAGATACATTCTCACTTTGGGAAAAAATCAGTTTATTTAGATGGTACTTGTAGTAAAGTTCATAGACAACATGCGGTTGACCAATTCCAAGAAAATGATAAAATAAAAGTTTTCGTTGGTAATTTACAAGCTGCGGGTGTTGGTATTACATTGACTGCGGGTGAAGCTGTTGTTTTTAATGACTTATCATTTGTCCCTGCTCATCACCAACAAGCAGAAGACAGAGCTTATAGATACGGACAAAAAAATTGTGTTTCTGTTTATTATTCACTATTTGAAAACACAATTGAAGCTGTTATCTATGATATGTTAATAAATAAGAAGAATATCATTGATACTGTAATGGGAGATAATTTGGACAAAGCTGAGTTTATTGAACAAATTATGAATAGGATTAACTCCCCCCAATAATATTTATATGATATTTATATCTTATGGAAAAGAAACTAGAATTACTTAAAGAAACTATATTAATAGGTGAAAGTTTATTAACTGAAGCCAAGAAAATTGGTATTGATAAATTACCATATGGTTATGATTCGTTAACCAGATTCATTGATGAAAAAACAATGGATGTTCACTATAACAAACACTACAAGGGTTATGTTAAAAAGTTGAACGATGCTTTATCCAAAAAAGATTATGGTAATGTAGAATTGGAAGATATAATTAAATCTATTACAAGATTCCCAAAAACAATAAGAAATAATGGTGGTGGAGCTTACAACCATTCATTATTTTGGAAAATGTTATCACCTGAAAAACAAAATATTAAAGGTGAAATACTAACCAAAATTGATAAGGAGTTTGGTTCGTATAACAACTTTAAGAAAGAGTTTACCGAAAAAGCAATGGACAGATTTGGTTCAGGTTGGGCTTGGTTAGTTCTAACACCAAATAATAGATTAAAAATTATGACAACCCCAAATCAAGATAATCCACAAATGAATGATATTGATGGTGGTGGTTTTCCGTTATTAGGATTAGATTTATGGGAACATGCTTATTATTTGGAATATCAAAACAAAAGAGACGAATATATTAAAAAGTTTTGGGATGTTGTAAATTGGGAATATGTTGACGAGGTATTCAAATTAAAACTAAAATCTAAATTAAAAGAATCTGTTACTTCTAAAAAAGTAATAACTGAACAAGTTGAACCCTTATTAGATAATGGTAGGGTTAACTACAAATTTGTTCAAAAAATGTTGAAAGCGGTATATCCAAAATGTTCACCAGAAATTATCACAAATTATTCTCCTGATAAACATATTGAATCTCCTTGTTATGGTAAAATTGATACGAATGATTGTAAAACAAACTTTGGTGTAATTGGTGGGAAATATACTGTAAGTCAAAGGGGTGGTGTTGGTGAATGGTCAGTTGTGAATTGGTTTGATGCTAACACAAGAATTAGTGATAAAATATTAGAGTTTTTTGAAAAATATAATAGAGACAATTTGGATTTTGGTACTTGGATGAACCGAATGAAAAATCTCTTATTTGGTGAAGATGGTAAGTTTACAAAAACTTTAGCCGATATAATAATGAATCCCCAAACTAAAAAAGGAACATTAGATAGCGGTTCAAATCGTGAAAACTTAGCAATAGAACTATTAAATACAAAATACAAAGATTTGGATATTACAAGATATTGTGATGGTGATACTAGAGATAAGTATAATGGTCAAGATATGATGGTAACCAAAAATGGAGTTGCAAAGTTTGTTCAAGTAAAACCAACAAGAGATTTATTTGAGACCGAAATAGATGGTGAAACTACATACATATTCAAAAGTAAAAACAAATACAAACCTGAAAATATTCAAATATTTGCTTTTATTGATAACAAAGATAACTATATATTCTTTGATTTTGACAAGGTGGAAATTAAAGATGAGGGTAGTCAATCATTAAATAGATATTCATATGTTTTCAAAACAAGTGATGTTAAGTTCAAATCATCATCTTTAAGATTAAATAAATTGGTTACAGAATCAAAAATTAAAAAAACAATTTTGATTACTGAAACACAAAAGAATATTTTAGAAGCTATCTACTTTCAAAAAGAAGATAATTTAATTAGTCAACTTTGTAGTTACAAAAAAGAGGACAACGTTTATTGTCAACTTCAAAGGGTAATTGATAATATAAGTGGTGATGAAAAACAAGAGATTATTAATGCAATTGACATTATTATTAACTTTTATTACCCGCAAATGTCATCAAGATTAAAGGATAAAGGCCAAGCTAGAAATATGGTTTTTGGTAGAGGTATTGTTTATAAAATTATATCATTAGCACTTAAAAACGACTTACCTGGTAATTTTATTAAAACAATTGGTTCGTTTATCACTAACCCAACTTTTGATAATACCGAAACTGAAAAAAGATTGGCAAGATTAAAAAACCAATCTGACATTAAAACAGAAAATCTTGACAAATTTTTGACTAAAGTTAGAGAAAAAGCGTACTCAAATTACGAGTCAAGTTTAGTAGGACCTTATATGCAAAAATATCAAACTTCATTAGAGTTAAAATATAAGTGTGATAAGTTTGAAAAACGTAATTTTGTAGAAATAGTTGAATTAGTCAAAAGTGGTCAAAAAGGTCTAACTGAAGTTGTTAACGATTTAATAGGATGTATTACCAATAATATGCGACAAACAAATCCAATAAAAGCGGATTTGAAAGCAACAAGTGATTTTTACTATAATGGTAAAAAAATATTTGAAAATGGAGATTTGTTTGAAGTGAAAATGATGGATACTGCTGTAGATAGTTATTTATCTGAGTTTTTCTCAATTTTCAAACAAAGTAAAACAATTCAAAAAATTAAAGAAACACATTTAGATGTTTATAACGATATCATCGATTATTTACATTTAGAACTTTTTGACCATCCAATTGCTGTAAAGTTTTTAGAAGATGTAACCAACAACTTAGCAGGTATTTTCTTTGAAAATAATGTTGTAGTTCCAATCAAACACATAAAACTTTATTGGTCAAATAAAGGACAAAAAACTTGTGCTGAAAGTAGATTAAGTATTCGTTTCAAAATTGTAGATAAAAATGTTACCTCATATATCTATGATACGGAAAGTAGTGAACTTGAACTAAATACACAACCAATAAAAGTAGGTGATTTTAAAGAGATTGATTGTTGGTAATATTTATATATAAAAAATAACTATGTCAATAATTCCTGAACCAGACAGAACCAATTTATATACTAAACTAAAACACACTTTGGGTGCACCACTTAGAAGTATTGAATTGGAAGATGAACAATTAGACTCTCTTTTAGAATTAGCTATCGAAGACTATTCACAATATGTTCAAGATTGGTTAATTGAATCCCAATGGACATCACTTTACAATCTAAATTTAGATACACAATCATTATCTAAAGCATTCATAACAAAAAGTTTTGACTTTGAGGAAAGATATTCTTACGCCTACTCTAAAATAGTTGGACTACAAGCTGGTGGTGACTCCGTAATGAAAAAGGACTATATCCAATTAGTTCCTGGACAACAAATTTATGAAATACCGGCAGGTAGAGAATTAAATGAACTATTGTGGTTTTCTCCAGCTGAACTTAACAATTTGTTATTTGACCCTTGGACATTTGGAGCGTTAGGGGGTGTTGGTTTAGGTGGTCCAGCTGGTTTTTCACAAATGGGATATTCAGGTTCTTATTTTATGATGCCAGCATTTGATATGTTATTAAGAATGCAAGAAATCAACATCCAAAGAAGAATTATTGCTGGAGATATGACTTATCGTATTACAGCCTTACCTGATGGTAAAAAAGCTGTACATCTTATGCAAACACCTGGTGGTAAGTTTGATTTCGGTAATTCAACATTAATGAGAGGTAAAGTATGGTATTGGTATTATGAAGTTGATGGTGCAGATAGAGATGATTGTTTAAAGAACAATCCAGACATTATTAGATTACCATCTGATGTTCCATTTGAAAAAATAAGTTGGGTTGATTTAAATAACCCAGCTCAAATATGGGTACGTAAGTGGTTCTTCGCATCAGCAAAAGAAACTTTAGCAAAAGTAAGAGGTAAATTCAGTGGAAACATCAAGACACCTGACAGTGAGTTAACTATGGACTACCAATCTCTTGCTACTGAAGGCAAAGATGAAAAAACCAAATTAGTTGAAGAATTGATAGGTGCTGAAGGTAGATTAACTAGATTAAGACCTGAAAAAGTTATGGAACGTGAAGCATTAATCGCAGAAAACTTGAACAAAGTTAAAAAGTTCCAAGCTATGCCAAGACAAATATACGTAATATAATGAAAATAATAATAACAGAATCACAATATAAACTTATTTTAGAAGCTACTGAAGGTTTAGATGAATTTCTTGAAACCTTAAAAAATGAATATAAATTAAGTGACGAACTAATTGATGAGGTAAAATCAATATTTGAGAAAACTGATTGTAAAAAAGTTTCGTTTGAAAGATTAACAAGTGCTATGGGGTTAGCTTTACATAATAAATTGGTTATCAATCCTGATATTTTTCAATATAATGCAACACAAGGCCTTTTTATTATCTTCCACGAATTAGCTCATCAATATCAATTTAGAAAATATGGTGCGGAAAAAATGATGGGTCTTTATTTAAACGAAGTTCCTTTGGATGACGCTGCTGAAGCAATGGCAAAATATGAAGCAGTTGCCGATGAGTTTGGTGTAAGAAAAGTTAGAGAATTAAATCAAAAGGGACTTCTAGATTCAAAATACCCACCAATCAAAGGTTATGGTAATAATCCTTCAGTATCCAAATTTAAATATATGTTGTATTCAATTAGAACACAACTAACTAGAAGTGGTGTTGATGATATTGATAAAGCTGCTGAATATATCTATAATATGGTAAAACCTAGATAATATGGAAAAGAAAAAAGTAGGCGAAGTAACAAAAACATTGAGATATGGACAATCTCCATCTACAAAAATCAAAAAAATAGTTAATACACCAACTTATGAAACAAATGGTGAATATCTTTTAATTGTTAAAGATGTTGAAAGTTGTGTTATTACTTTAGATGGTTATACAACTGAATCTGTGAAAATAAAAGTTCTAACAAAAACTACCATCCTGCCAAAATATTCTTTGATTGATGACCAATATGAAGAAATTGAAATAGATAATGGTGCTTGTGTCGAATTAGAATATTTTGAAGGTCAATGGTATATTATCTCCTCTGATGGTATGAAACTTGATTAACTATATATTTATAAATAAAAGTATATTATGAAAAAAATAGTAAGATTAACTGAAAAAGATTTGACCAATATTGTAAAAAAAGTTGTTAGTGAAAATGAGAGAATTTATGGTTCGAGTGATATTGAAAATTTATATCCACAATTAGGTGACGATGAAGATGTACAATTAGATGATTCTTCAGGAGAATTATCAGGTAAAATAACTAAAAAAATAGATATTGTTAAAAATAGATTAAAAAAAGCAATTAAAAATAAAGATTGGAATGAAGTTGTTCAAACTTTACTTTATTTGGACTTAAAATTCTAAAAATAAAAACCCCACCTTTTGAGTGGGGTTTTTTTATCCTAGAGCACCAATCCCATTCATTTCAAGAAATTTAGCCATGTCAGTTAGGTACTGATTTCCACCTTTAGTCAAGGCCACACTTTCATGAGTTTTGAAAAACCACCCATCATCAGCCCATCCTGGTATTATAAACCATTCACCAGCTTTTTTTCCGGTTGTTTCCAAATTCGAACCAGAAGACGAGTAAAATAATGTTCTTTTACCATTTTTCAATTCTACTTCAATTACATCTCTAAATGCAGGTAAACCATCTCTACCTATAAAATTCTGTCTTGTTTTTTGTAGAACTTTAACTTCAGATGGAATAAATTTAGTATTACTTGGAATGATATTCATAATTCTTTTTAAACTTGAATCATAATCACAAAAGTTTCCACTTTTACAATTAGGTAATCTGAATTGATTTCTTAATGAATCAAAATCTACATTTTTAACAGTTGCCTTTACTGCATTTCCCACTTGTTTTTTTGACAATTGTTGTTGCAAAGTAGATCTAAAATCTTTACCATCAGCTAATTTACTCGGTAAGTAGTTTGCAACATCATCAATATTTCCACCTTGTTTTACATATTTAAGAACATCATCTAGTTGAGTTAATGGAATTAATTTACCAGATGCTGATTTAATAAATTTTCCAGTTGGGTCAAGATTTTTAGATACCACATCATTAATAAAGTTATCAGTAGTACTACCTATTTTTGATAGGTTATTTAAATTATTTTTAACAACATTTTGAGGTACATTTTTTGACAATTGTTGTTGTAAAGTGGATCTGAAATCTTTACCATCAGCCAATTTACCTGGTAAATATTTTGCAACATCGTCAATATTTCCACCTTGTTTTATATGTTTTAAAACATCATCTAATTGAGTTATAGGAATTAACTTTCCAGATGCTGACTTAATAAATTGTCCTGTTGGGTCAAGATTACTTGGAACAACTTTTTTAATAAAGTCGTCTGTTGTACTATTTAATTTAGTTATATTACTTAGATTATTCTTTGCTGTTTTAGCTAATGGACTAATAATCTTACTACTAGCCGCACTTTTAAGTTTGTTTAATATATTTTCATCAACAGTTTTTTTACTATTAATTGATATTTTTTTATTTTTTAATTCTTCAGAAATAACTCTTTTTATTAATCTTGTTAAGTTTGTTTCAGTTAATC